CTTTTTTACCCCATTTCTCCATGTACAAAAAGTTGCCCGCTCTTTTTTACCCCATTTGCCCGCTCTTTTTTACCCCATTTCTCCATGTACAAAAAGTTGCCCGCTCTTTTTTACCCCATTTGATTTACAACCTATTTTAGACCGTATCGAACCTCTATTTTATAAAATAAACTTTGTTTATTTGTTTGGAATAAGATAAATAAGATGTATCTTTACACAGCGAAACGATAAATCCGATTTTGTGGTTTTTCATAATATTATACCCCTGATTAATCGGATTTATCCTTTCAATAAATCAGTTTTTTAATTTTAAAATTAATATTATGGATAAAAACATCCTCATATATAATTATGATTATTCAATACTGGGGCTCACCCTTGAAGGAGAGTTTTTCATATCATCAATATTGGTCTTTCAAACATATATCAAATCAAAAAGCAAAAGGGACTTTTTACTCCAATACGAAAAAACAGCACCTTATTCATTATCTCAAATAAAACTTCTAATAAAAAAATATGCAACTATAATTTATTGGGATGGTGACTTAAAGAGATTTCGAATGGAAAATAAGAAATGGGCTCTGAGAAAATCTTTAATTGAAAGGAATGGTTTCATGCACCTAATTGTACCACCGTGGCTATTCAACATCATGAATATTTTTAAATTAAATTTCACCCAGCTATATATCATGGCGCTTGTTCTGTCCTATTTTTATGATAAAAAGAAATTTAACTGGGCGAACGAAACCATCGCTCGTAAACTAGATATGGTAAGTGGTTATTCCATAACGAAAAATATCAATAAATTACAAAACTTAGGTTTGATTGAGATAATAAGAACGAATAGAACGAATATTTTAAATGTAACTGATAAATTTTTATTTTATGAAAACAAATCTAACTGAAGAAGAAAAGCTTAAATTACAGGAGAAACTCGGTAAAAAAATCAAGCAGTATGAAACCTTGGTCGAGATGGTTCATGACCTCGGCATCGAAACCGCTGAACTTGATAATAGTGAGGAAACAGTCGCGCTCAGAAACGCATATAACGAACGAAAAAAAGAGATAGCCGGGATGCGTGCCCAGATTAAAACATTTGCTCTTCAAGCGAAAGCGATCAAGAATGAGATCGATGAAATCCAAGAGATATTAATCGGCCCCCGTCGAAAAAATCGAAGAAAATCCGAGGAAAATTGATACACTTTGTGTATCTTTACCGTTGAAAGAAACCGAGTTATTAACTAAAATTTGAATGAACATGAAAACGCGAATTTTTCTATTATTAACCACGATCACTCTTATTGGGTGTAACGATAAAATGAAAATCCTTCCGGGAACATACGAAGCGGCCGCCATAGGTGGCACTCACCCCGTTAACCAAGATAGTAGTTACAGTTACAAGGCGTCTTTTGCCAAGAGCACGATAAAACTCATGGATCTTCCTAACGGAACACAAAGGGCACTCCTTTCTACGACCCTTGATATCTCTGACGGAAACTGGCTCGAAGAGGGTTATTTCGACGGACACGGTAATTTCGTGATCGGGATCTTCGACGAGAAAACCCTTGAACAGAAAAATGACACCTGCTTTTATAAAGTAAAAGAGGGCTACCTTTTACTCGAAGATAAAAAGAAAGTACTCCTACTTTCCGATTTTAGTAGAAGATTTAACGAAAAGTTCAAACCGAGTGAGGCAGGTTATATCACTGTCTATTTGTTTAAGATAAATCAATGAGATCATGAGTCAAATAACAACAACAGGGTATTATGGTGGTGGCTGGTGGTGGTACTGCCCTTTAGGTGGCAAAATCACATCGGTGAGTAATGAAGGAAATTTGATAACAGTGAACCTGTGTATTTCAAATGTTTCGATGACGGGTAATGGACGAGTTTTTATTTAGAAAAGGAGGATTAAATATGAAAGTTAAAGATTTAAGCATATCAACGAAAATTTATAGTGTTAACGCCGATGAGATAATATCAGTAAGTATTGATGCAATCAGTAAAATAAATAATAAAATTAAAATAACAATTGACGATTATTGTTATGATACAAATGAAGATGCGGAGGTAATTAAAACAATAAATGATAATTTATTCCTTAATTTTAATCAGGCACAAGAAGAACAATCAAGGTTACGGGAGGAGGTTATCAGATCTAGGTTCGAGGATATGTCCAGGGCTATCACTGATTACAACGCCGTTATATTGAAGTATTTTAACAAACCGTTATCAACATTAGAAGAATTATGAAACCATTTGATATTGAACTAGCTAAAGCCGGGTATCCTGTATGCACGAGAGATGGGAGGCCCGTGAGAATATTGTGTTTTGATAGGAAGAGTGTGGATGGATATTCGATACTGGCATTGGTCGACGAGGGTAACCGCGAAATTTTTATAGCATACACCTCCCGTGGTAAATTTTCTAATCATGAAAAAGACGATGATCCGTATGACCTTTTCGTGGCTTCCGTGAAAAAAGAAGGATGGATTAATATTTACGAGAATGGATCAACGAGTAAAGCTATATATCCATGCAAGGAGGACGCGTTAGATTGTCATGATCCGGTTGGATATATAACAACAATTAAAATAGAATGGGAGGAATGATCATGACACAGAAAGAATTTCAGGAAAAACTAACCGAATTTCACTCTCAGTGCACTATTGCATCAAACGGAAGACTTTACAGAGTACCTGAATCACTGAAAAACGAGTTTTATCGCGTTTTAGAGGAGAGATTGCATGATATCGAACGTAATTCTTCATGCCTGATTATTCGGGGTGGTAGAAAACCACTAAGACGCGTTCATATAATCAACGTTTCAGGTCTTTCGTTCACCGGCGTGTTCTTCGTGAGAGTGAAAGATGAAAAAGGTCTGGTAACCACATCATCGACATTTAATATCTGGGTGGATGATAATACTCTTCTATCCGATCTCATGAAATGGAAAGGTCCGGGAGTGAAATAATCAATCCCGGACCCGAAACAAACAACTCACATAAAGACAAGAAGAGATCATTTAAGTTTCTTCCACCATCCGAATATCTCGTAATTATTCGATAAATTACCGGGTTCCCACCAAGTTTCCTCGATATAATTAGCCTGTCTCTCGAATCCCACGCGGAGATACGCGTCATGACTTTTATACCCCTTGCACCTCCAATACAGGTACTCGATCCCGTAAATGATGTAATAAAGGATGAACGGGATGATGATAAGCGACAACATCCACCATGATGTGACATCAAAAAGAAGGCATAGAAGGAAAATGATCACAGAGATCGCAATCCCCACTCCAAACACATCCCAGTACTGTTTTATATGAGTACCCTCATGCGATATCGTTCTCCCACTCAACTTTTCCCGTTCGGTTATAACGACACCGAAAAACATCATCGTGGTAAAACCGTCAAGAAAAGTGAGAATTTTTGCCAATTTAGATTTGTAATAAATTTTCATAGCTTCCGTTTTTAAAAATTCATGTTCATGATGGATCAACCCATGTGGGCTTTCCTCTAACTATTTTCAATATCTGACCTTCTTTTCCATTATTAAAAGGTAACGTAGGCCCGTATTGCCCATTATCCAATAAACATTTATCTCCATCACCGCTATGATCAAAAGATTGGGATGATGATTTCACGGTGACAACGTGTACACCGTTCTCGGACTCAACGGAAATATCATATTCTATCGATGTAAGGATTAACGCGGAACCAGAATCAAAGGGTTGACTTGCGCGAAGACTCAAAATATCTTCCGATACCCTTACATCATTAATGATCCGAAGATACGCATTTGATCCTATCATAATGATGTTACGGGCGTTGATCGCGGCTAACAAACCATCGTATTGTTCATCGGTGACACTTTCCGTTTTCTCGTTAATAAAATCACAAAAGAAAACCTCGTTTTTTGAAATGTAGTCGCGGAGTGTTTCGATATCAACCTTGTAATTATAAAAACCTTCCTGAACCACGAAATTCTCCTTCCCCGTGAAACTCCGCAGGGAGGGAAATTGACTTATTTTTATACCGTTAATCTCTTCCATGTTTATTTTTTAATTATATGTCTGACTGCAAAATTTTAGTGGCACTATTTTGCAGTACCACTGTTAAAAATTGTTAAACATAAGAAGCTAAGTCTCGTTTCACCCTCTCCTTTATGGAGACCACTTCACGGAGGTACCCTTCGTACTCCTCAACGATACTCTCATCCGTTATGATGCCCGCCTTGTAGGAGTTGTACTTGTTGATCATGGCGAACTCCTCGTCTGCGGTGTAGGTCTCTCGGATGACTGCTTCCACGCACTTCCCGTACCCTGGTTCCCCCTTAACGGTAGTCTCCTTGCAAGACCATTGAACTGTAGGCTCCACGCCTTCTTCTCTCTCAACTGTTTCTTCTTGAATGTCCCAACGGTAAAGGTAGTTACCGTTTCCCACGGCCTCAAATACTGAAGGCTCATGATCGTAATAAGCATTTGTCATAAAACTGTGGTTTAATTATAGTTCTTAACAAGTTCCGTGAGTCGCTGTACTTCGCCCAGCCTAACCAACCGCATACTTCTGCTGTTTTCATCACGCTTGATGTTCAGGAAACTTAAACTTCCGTCATCTTCTGTCACTTTATCCATTTTCTAGTATTTTGAGTTTAACGTGTTATTCGTGCGTGTGAGGCGTTTATTCGGGTATAAAGCAGAGCCGAGAGCCGATGCGCGTACCCACAAGCGAGGGGGCGTAAGCCGAACTAGAGTGCACGAGCCCCGCATAACCACCGTTATCAGCGCTCCCACCGAACAAGACACCCCTTAGGGCCTCCACTGTCGGTATAGCGGTGTAATGGTAATCACAGAAGTAAGTCGTTGATCCTCCACCGACTGTTTCAGCCATTATCTCGCCTCCTTCACCGAACAAGACAGACTTGATGTAGCCTTCTGTTCTCGCCTCGTCACCCACGTGCTAGGGTCTAAGTACTTCTGTACCGTCCCGTCATCAGAAAGTAGGCATCCTTTCATCTTCGAGTGGATCGGTAAAGACCTGTGGTAGTTGAAGTTACCGATCCTAGTGCACTGAGGTGAAGACACCGTGGTGTCGTACTCTATCCCGTAACTCAGTTGGTCTTCTACCTGAGGGACTTGGTTGAGGAGAGTCTCCACGGTGACACCGTAGTTGTCACCCTCCTTTGCGACTACTAATTTCTCGTCACCAGAAAGAGTGTCTAACACGTCTAACTGGCTTATTTTCTTTCCTGCCATAATCAATCCTGTTTTTCAAGTAAAATCACCTCGTCATCTTCCAATAACAAATCCTCGCTGTCTTCCAATAGAAGGACTTGTTCATCTCCCGGCTCCGGGGCTCCGTTACCTCGGTTCACTCGGAGACCGATTCCGAATCCAATTCCGAATGACGTCATAACCCGATTATTATATCGGACGCCGAAACCACTTTCTTCACCTGAATGGGAAGAAAAGAACCGATATTTGCCGAAATTAAGGCGGCTGGCAAAATAACGTCCTCGTTTTGGTTCAAGCATCTCACCGTTAACTCACCCTCACTCAAGGGGCAGATATAGAAATAAGGCAGGTCCACGTCTTTCGCTTCAACGGTTCCGTTTACCGTTTTCAGGTATGATACAGCGAATGAATGTACTCCCCCCTACCACGCTGACATTTCCAGACCGTGGCACGCTTTTATTCAAGTTTTTCATCTCCGAAAATTTCCTTTATTAAAACACTAATCGTATCCGGGTTCACTCTCTCGTTCTCCCAGTATTCAATGACTTCCTCTTTAGTCCAACCGTTTCGTTCGAATTCCGCCTTCATGTAAGCGGCATCCATGTGTTCACCGTCTTTCGGTAATGTAAAAGGTTTCGCCATATCATCTAATCCAATGTTGGAAAATAGTTAGAACGAACCCTCCACCGAAACCGATGGTGTTATAAAGGTCAAACCGTTTCGCGTAAAGCATGTTACAAACCCACATGATAACAGTTGCGACCAATCCGGTGAAAGTTCCCAGGAAGGAACAGATCATGAAGGTGATCAGTAAACACAGAAAACCTTCACTTTTTAAGAAATCGATAATATACGTCATTTCACAAATCTTTTATAGTTAGCCTTATATTCCTCTTCAGTTCCCTTTCCGAGAACCGTGTTATAATACTTTTTCCAATACGCGGCTTGCCCGTCAAGGCTGGCGGGGATTGATGCCGGTTTTCTCAAGTAATGAACCCTCGCCATACAGACGGCAAGACGGTCATTACTCTCAAGGTCCTTCGCGTTAAATTCTTTCACACCCGCTATCTCGAGAATCTTCTCTTTCAAAGGGATTCTGTTATTGAGATAATTCGCGACAATATCATTGAACGTGGCGGGTTCCATCTGAAAGATTCCCAGAGCCGGGCCACCACCTATCTGTTTCCTGTACTTACCGAGATGACTTTCCTGGGCGCAGGTACCCATCAATAACTCGATGGCCTCCTCTCGGTTCACGGTCGGATAGTTCGGTAAAGATGCAATCTTCCCTAACGTGTCAGTTATAATCTCTCTTAATTCATTCGAATTCATGTTCCATGTTTTTATTAATTCACGGGAAAGTTAAGTATAAACTTTCAATTATCAAATAAAAAGTGAACCTTTTGAGGGTTCACTTTGAAAGAACTGAAGTTAAAAGCCTTTTGGGTGGGGGATTGAAAAAGTGTTGAGGAAATGTGTGGAATACCCACCCGCAAATATATGAACGCAAATTTTAATACACCGTAAAGATATTGAAAATCGGGGTTAAATCAAAATAAAAAGGGAGGATTTTTCCTCCCTTTCACGCTAACTGATTCACATCAGGTCACACCTTTTTATCATGAATAATGAAAACCAACTCTTTGACGTCGTAAAGATAAGAGTTTCATATCAAACAAGCAACGGATTCTCACGTTGAAACTCCTGTTCGTGTTCTTACAATAATACAGGTGGTTCTTACCCTTGTAAACTTTCGAGGTCGGATCATACGGTGACACAACACCGTTCATCCAACGTAGTTCTTCCAAGTAAGTGATACATTTCTCTTCCGTGTCGAAGTAAGCCATCAACTCTATTATCGATTTGAATTCTTGTCCAAACATAACTCTTTCTTTTTCTTATGTCTAAAGATACACTTTGTTTATCTTTTATCCAACAGATCAACGATTTATGTTTCAAAAATAAGTAGAAAAATTTGTACATCCTAGAAAAATTATGTACATTTGTAAAATAGTGAGGGGAGAGACCTCACTATTGAATTTTATTATTTCATTTTAAAAAAGAAGATAATGAATTATGATAAATTTTTATCCTCGATTCTTGTCGATAAAAATAAGGACAAAGAATCAGAAATCAAAAGGATTCTTCGATTAATTCGAGAAAAAAGAGATTGTTTAGTTTTTAGTAAGGATGATCCCAGTGAAGAGGTATTCAAATGGAGTTCGTTACATTATCAAAAACAATCAGTTAGTCTGTATGTTTACGGTCAATAAATAAAGGCGCAGAAAGCGCCTTTATTTTCCACGATATTGTATATTAATACCAAAGAATTTTTGAGTATTTTAGAGCAAATTAAATACGATAATCATTTAGGGAGACTTTCATGAGAACAATTCATCAACATATTTGATAATAGCTTCCCTTTTAGTATCCGGGTTTAAACTCAATATATGGTTAAGTACTTGTTCCTTAGTTTTACCCTGCTTTCTAAAATATGATTTCGCATAACCGTCTTCTAGCGGGATGGAGATTCGTATTTTTACTTCTTGTGTTTCCATATCTCATTGATTTTTAAAATAAACGGGCGAAAAGAAATAAATCCCGCCCGTTTATGTTGTAATTTTCAATTATCAGAAAGATATCACTCTCATTCTTTATATTCAAGAACCTCTCGGATAGGTGATTCCTTGACCATGATTATATCCCAGTCAAGAACGGATTCCTTCCACTCCTCCTGTATGATTGAAATAGCACCATCAGGGTTCTGACTCTCAACGAGATAGTAACGTTTGTAATTCTTCCTCTTCCCGCTATCGGCCTCCTCGGAATACGCGACAGTTACATTGAAGAATTTCATCTCATCACTACCGATATCATTTTCAATGACCTCGTTAACTTTCGAACGGGCGATAGAAATGACCTCGTAATCACTAGCGTACACCTTCGCATGTTCAATCATCCGGGCTTCCGCCTCCGTGAAGGACATCGAGTCAATGAGAAAAGTGCGGGTAACACACTTTTCTTTACCGATCTCATCCACCTTCAACGTCTTGATTTTAACTTCGTAATACATAATCCGGGTTATTTTTTAAGTTTCACACCCTCTTTTTTCTCTTCCTCCTTGACGTCAACACCGTATTTCTCGGCATCTTTTTTCGTTTCATCGACCTCCTCTTCGAGAGGTGTTTGACTCAATTGTTGTTCCAACACCGTGTTAATGATCGCATCCTTGAACTGGGCGAAATTGAACTGGGATTCAAGGATTGCCTTCTTCTCCGTTACAACTTGGTTAATGATCATGTTTTTAGCGAACTCGAATCCCAGGCCGATATAATTCGCGTTACCCTGTAATTCAGCTTTTAAACGATCTAACTCTGCTTTTTTCATAATTCTCTTTGTTTTTATGTGTTAATTATTAAATTCATCTTCGTGAACCTTTGAAATACTGTTCTCATCCTTTTCCATCGTTGAAGGTGGACGGTTATTCTCATCGACGATACCCTGACCTTCGCATAAGGGGCACTCGTCATCGCTACCACCGCATCGCGGACATGTTTTATACATACCGTTCACTTCTCAGAAACGATTCCAGATCCCTGAGTGATTTCATAACCGCGTCAATCTTGGAAATGAATTTCTCGGTCAACACCACTCTTTCACCCCTTACTCCCGGTTGTGTTGAAATAAACTTTTCCTTGAACTCACCGAAAGAAAGTATCGTGTACCCCGGTTTAAGACAGTAGGCTGGGTAAAAATTACCGTTTTGCAAATTGAAGAAAGGAATTTCCTCGAGAAATCTCGAATTCCTTATTTTCCGGCCCGTTACTGTTTGAAAATAATTCACACATGCGTCAACGTCGGATTGACTCTCACATTGAACACAAACAGTATCACCCTCATCCGCTTTCACGGTGCTCGTTATCACATCGATCATAGATAAAAAATCTTTCACATCCATGTTTAGAGGTCTGTCTTTCACATCCTCGCTTGTGAGAACCTTGGCGTCCTTCACCGAGAAGAAAAACGGGTATTGACCGTTACACGTATACTGTTTCTTAACCGGGTAACCGACTTTTTTGGCACCCAGAACCACGTTCTGCAAATCTTTGGGTTCACGTAGGATTATCACCCCGCCCTGATCTACGAATTCTTTTAAACTCATCTTTTTATTTATTCTATGTTAAAAACTAAAATATCATCTATACCTTTCAGTATCGTCTCTGCTTCCGCCTTGTTCTTCACAGGGACGAGAAAAGAAGTTCGTGAAGTTACGATTTTTATTTTATATCTCTCGCTTTCGTTTGAAATATGTGCGTACTCCACCAAGCTATAGGAGTTAATGGTTGAGATTCGAACCCTCGTATCACCAACCTTGATAAAATATGAATTACCTTTCATTTCACTTTATTTTATGGATTAAATTTACCATGATCACAACGATGTTTTCCGGTTCACGAAAAACCCCACACCCAGGAAGAAAAATGTCAATGCTAACCACCAAAATTCATAACGAGGTTCCTCGTAAAACATGGGTCTCACACATTGAAAACAGGCGTAAAATGACGCCAAGCTGAGAAAAATTTTTGTCTTCATAATTTTCAGTTCTTTATTTTGTTCATCTAAAGATACATAAACAAAGTGTATTCTCAAACTTTTTCATGAGAAATTATTCAAGAATTTCGTACCCGGCGAACTTCAATGAAGTCACTGAGATGTACCATTCATTCTCGGAAGGTACGCGGATAACACCGTTTGAATCCTGGGTGGCGAGAAGTATTTTACCGTCAAAATCTCTCCTAAGCTGGTAATATCTCGTCTTCGATTCATTTTCTTCTTGATGGTCTACCCGAAATTCAGCCCTTAATTCATCTTCATTCAATGACGAGATATAACGCGTCAGTTCATTAACCCTTGATTTAAGAACGGCATTCTCTGCCTCCAACTCCTCGCATCGATTTCGTAAACGTGAAAGTTCACCGTATTCCTTCAATGTCGCCATCTTTTCTCTCCTTTTCAATTATCCTGATGATCGCATCCTGCCTGTATTTCATGTACAATGACTCCCATATCAGAACGATTAACAGGGAGGCGGGGAACCAATCGATTATACCGATAATTACGTCGATGATAAACAAAATGATCAACACGATCATCCACGGTATCGTCTCGAAGAAACAGTTTCGAGATATATCATTTCTTTTCATGTTCATTTTTCAACGTTAATCAATTAACTTAAACACAACATTCTTCCCGTCCTTTCGAAGCATCCCCTCGCAGTGACCGATATGTCTCATAACACGCACGCATTCCGAGTACGATTTATCTTTCAGGAAACATTCCTTGCACCCATCTTTCTCAATACAAACTAAGTGAAGCCTTTTCCGTCCGAAAAGGAATTTCTCACCGATCTTTTTCTCAGGAACCATAAGTATTTCTATTTTTATCAGAGCATCCTATAATATATTATAGGATGCCGTGTTGGTGACCCATTTTAACTTTCAAATTCAACAAGGACTAGCCGATCCCGTGCAACTGATCCGTTATCGAACTTTTCGTGAATCCACATATGATTGTGACCGAAATCTATTTCGAAGTTATCCGATTTCAATGAACGACATCGTACCCGTTTTCTCACTTCTTCTTCAGTGAGTTGACCTGCGAGCGAATTCAGGATCGAGGCGTATTCCAATATCTTGTCATAATTCGATGTTTCAATTAGGCCGTTTTCAATTCGAATTTTCATAATTTCTTGTTTTTAAATTGTTATCTCATTATTTTCAACACCATAAAGATACACAAAGTTTATCTATTTGCCAAATGTTTTCACGGAAAAGTTCATGTAACATGAGAAAATTATTTCACGTAATCCTCCGGTTTGTATTCCTTGCCATTATACACCATCTTCCATCCACTTTGTTTCATACTACATCCGATAGGGTAGGGTTGAACGCCATGAGTGTCGACACTCATTTCCCTGGCGAAGGAAACAGTGAAAGGAAAAGCCTTTAAATTATTCTCAGCCAATATCTTAAATCCATGTTCAAGGATGGCACGAACCTCATCCCTGGTTTTCTCCTCACCCATAACCATGTACAACCTACCGGAATGAATGAAATTGTGACAATAATGACATAGAGGAACGATATCTGTAACGGTTCCCACCCCGTTCTCGTAATCGAATTCCCACATCTCATGGGCTTCCAACCTACCCGTTTCCGTCATGAAAGCGGGTCTCCCACACGCGATACAGCAATTTCCACTCGATTGATACGCCGCCTGCCGTTTCATGTTCCACCACGATTCACCGAAAACAACCCGGGGTGCCATTCCGTGTAAGGGAGTTGGAACGTTAGGCTGGCATAATATTTCAGGTTTCAGTTTCATAATTTACCAAGTTTATCATAGAATTTGCCGATAAAATCAAACGGATCCACCTCGCTCTCATCGCCCAGAATGATGTAGCTGAATGCGGGTATGATAAGGCTAAGTACAAGCACAACGGGTGATAGAATAACTCCCAGGAATCTAAGAAAAATAACAAGACATCTCATATCATCTAAAATTAAAAAGGTAAATCTTCATTATCGGGAACGATCTCTTTCCTCATTTTATAGTTTTCAAACGTTTTAGCGAGGAGTTTGTGATCCCGGCTAAGAATGTTAAGTAACTCAAACTCGGCGTATTCAACACAATCCCCGACAGGTAAAATACCGGGATTATCGTTGCCGAAATCCTTTCCCCTCTCATCCACGAAATAGGTCTTCGAAGGACGGTGAAGGTAATAGCACATGTTTTTTGTTGAGGGACGGGTACCTATATAGTGAAATGTATGTCCGAAATCGAGGTACCTCTCACCTTTCTGCCATAACTCACATACCTCGTCAACAGAATCCTTTTTGCATTCACCCACGGAGACGTGATGCGTTTCCCTTTTCACCCAGTCTGCGTACACCTCGTCATTATCCATGTCATAGAAATAGTACAATTTCAATTTCTTCTCCTCTTTGAGGGGGATATCCAACTCATACCCGTTCTGATTCTTGTAGGACGCGAGGTAATCGGCCACGTTGTTACCGAAAACAATTTCGTTATCCAAGTTATCCTGATGTCCTTTCACGTGAACGTACGTTTTCAACACCTTTTCTGTTCTGTTCAGTTCCGCGAGGACCTTTTCCCAGAGATCCCGGTTTTTCACCGGCCCGGCGTAACCCATCCAATTGTTCTCCAACCATGAGGGCATGTATTCCAAGACACTTTTCATGACGTATTCCGAATCCATGTAAAAGGTAGCGGAAGTCGGTTCGTTTCCCAAGTGTTGGAGGGCCATCAGGAAGGCGTGAATCTCCGCCCTCCCTGTTTTCGTGTTCTCCCACCCTTTCGATAACATCAATTCCCGGCCGTCATCCCACACCATGTACACACCGCTACCACCCAGTTTATTATCCTTGAGGGTGGCAGAGCCGTCCGTCCATATTTTAACGCTTTTCATCTCTTTCAAAATTTAGATTGCAATCCTCGCAATGATAATATTCCATGTATTTGATCTTCGACGTTCTATCACTCTTACATCTCGGACACCGAGGGTGACGTTTCCGAAAAACTTCGATCACGTAACAGTAGGCGATAACTAAGATCACCCACAATGCGAGCGCGACTGTTATCACGATGTGAACTATTTTGGAGAGATCGACATCAACCATTTTGCCTTCCATCATTTAAAATTTTTAGGATCAACGAAATAGAGGCCCTTATCGTATATACAATCGGCGAGAAACCGCAGCTCATCACCTTTAACTTTTTCAAGGATCACGTTCGTGCAGAGAGTGAGACCGGTTTCGCGACCTTCATCCTCCTCGTGAATAACGGCGACGACCCTGAGAAATTCAACCTCGCGAATGTAATCCCTGCCGTCCTCCGTTTGCTCGTTATTCCCCTCCTCGTCTTGGTAGAATTCGAGGGTGTCGCAGGAGATGATCTCGCCGACTCTCGGTACGAAGTTCACATACCTCTCATCCAGCATCTCGCGCGAGATGATATTGCCTCTGCTATCCCGTTCTATCAGAACCGGGTAAATCTCTTGAAGAAATCTTTTTTTCATTTTCTTTGATTTTAGTTTGTTCTTATCTTTCAACACCATAAAGATACACAATGTTTATTTATTCTCCAATAAAAATCAGGAAAAAGTTTATGTAACATGTCATTTTTATCATGTCTTCGTTTCTCATGATTCTGGTAAGTGTCATGTTTTCATGTTCACCCTCTTTTAGGTGAGACAAAACCCCGGTGGAAAATTTGACCCACCCCTTCATAATCAACAAGTTAATTTTTCTCATGTTTTCGCGATAAATACGTGGTTCATCCCAAAATTTTAAACTTCGTTACCCATTACTGGTGTTACCCTGCGTGAAAGCCGATTTATATCAGTTCACATATCGTGATTGAATTGCCCATTTTAACCAGGGATGATGTATTATATTATATATAATATAATACATCATTTTCATCCAAATAAAAATGAGAGGGCGGGGAAGCCCTCTCACTGTCAAAATTAGCGCTACGATGATCATACACGTCTCACGACGGTACCAGTATGATCACACCTTACTCTAAACATATTTATGATAGAAAAAAATAATCAACTAACTATATTCTTTATGTGACCGATAATATCGTCAATATCAATCATCTCACTGCCGTGTTCATGGTTCAACTCCGCCTTCAATCTAGCGAAGAATGCCTGACCCAGTTCATCATCATTCCCGAACATGAACCTACACGGTTTCGGTAGATGTTTCATGTACACTAGAACCTCGCACTGGGTGTACCCGTTGAACCACCTTTTCTTCCTCGATGAGTTCATCTCAACCCCGTAAATATCTGATTTCCTGACTATTATCTTCTTCGTCATACCTTGTACCCGTTAAATTTCGTTAAAATATGTAATCGTTCATCCACTTGGCCCGTTCCGTGAACCCTCCTATCTCTCAACGGTTAACCCCACACCCTTCATCTTATCCACCATCACACCCTCCACGGTTTCCCTCATGTTGAAGAGGGTTTCGAATTCCCATCCCTTACCCATCCGGGTAGCCCTGTCCATTCTCTCTTTCAGATAATCCATGATGGCTTTCAGATCACTGATTGATTTCGTTTGTAATTTCTCTTCCAGTTTCATAGCTTCTTCTTTTTCGTTCTTTCAATGTCTAAAGATACACAATGTTTATTTATTCTCCAAATTTTTCTCTGAGAAAATAACGTAAATTTTGATTTTTCTCGTTTTATCTTGTCTTGTCCTTCCTTCCACCGATATTCTGATAGAATTACTCGATCGTTGACTCTTCCCTTTTCAAAGACGAGATAAAACTACTTATCATCACTTTCCTCGCCGTCCTTTTTCTTTCCCTTCATCTTGTGATACCGTTGTCTTCGATACTCCCTCATCTTCGCGGTCTTCTCGTCTTCCGGCCCCCTTTCCACCTTTCTCTGACGGTAAACCCTTTTCGTGATATCATTCACAGAAGTTATCCCCTTTTTATCCGCGTCAATTTCTTCTTTCGAAGGGCCCTTTTTCAGAAGTTCCAGTAGCTTGGATCTACCCTCTTCGACTTTTACCACCTCCCTCTCTTCCACGACGATAGCGTCCTCGATGGGTGATATTTCGTTGGATTGCGTCATCACCCTTCCCGCCAGTTCATCCCACGATGTGTTCCGAATTATGTCACCCGGTAATTGGATGTCCTTGCCGTCGAGGAAATTCGCGTTATATCCGTTATGATCCTTGTAGTAGGAAGATGCCAGTTGCCCTATGATCGTTGCCGGGTTGATTCCGGCCTTCGCCGCGACTAACCCTATCACTATCATGTTAATAGGGAGTTTCTGGAGGGCTTCCGCCACGTTATCCTGACCGTGAATCATGGCGTTTATATCGATCTTCCCGTCAACCGTTAAAAATAGCTGTTCACCCTTACATTCTTTCCGCGCCTGTTCCAGAACCTTTCGTATCTCCGTTGAATATGAGATCTTCTCTTCTTTGTTGAACTTCATCCTCCATGTGAGAAGTAACTCGTTGAGGACCTGTAATCTACCCGTTTCCGTCGCTATGAAGAAATCCTTCTTTGAATCTATGAATTTCAACTTTCTCCTCTCTATCGTTTCCCGGTTATCTTGGTAGAATACTTTCAGCAAAGTCGGTGACACCGAATACCCCTTCTTCACTTTCAGGACGTTAATGATATCATTAACGGTATAGAACTGGGCGAACAAATCGATGATTTCATCCGCGTGTTCCACGATTGCCGGGCTGTATTTCGTTCCGAACAGACCTTTGATCTTACCTTTATGGGCGCTCATCCTTCGTATGATAGGAAGGGCGTAAGTGTTCCTGTGTTGTACTGCCGCCTCCGCCTGCTCGTCAGTTCCACCCTGTTTCTTGACGGATAATCTTACGTTCACTGTGTTAGTGTCGACCGAGCACTCCACACCCTGCCGGTTCGTGAAATGAAAGTACCGTTCCGGGAACGTTTCCCAGTACCGTTTCAGAAGTTCATATTCGATGTAATGTTCTTGGATTTCATCCTTCTGACCTTTTATGTAATCAGGGAGGTTCTCCCTAATCGTCTCTCTTAACTCTTGTATCTCCATATGATGTGTTATTCTGATTTAATAAGTAAAGATACACTTTTTGCACTAACTCCCCCAATAATCCGTCGAATTTTCACGAATTGGAACACTTCGCCTACTTTATATTCTTCCATGGTTCATATCGTTTTTACTGAGTTAAATTGAAATTTTTCCTTTATACTTATCAAAAGGTGATTCTACATAAAGTTCCCATTTACCAATAAACCTATTTTTAAAGACAACCTTTGCAAATTCAATTAATTCATCGATGGAATTAAACCGTTCTGTTAAGTCTCCCACTTCCTGATATCCAAAACGAATATCAGCCTCGCAACGTGCTTTCTTGTCCTCATCCTTATCTTCTTTCGTGACAGGACGCATAAGTTTAAGAGTATAGGAATCACCAGATAGAGGAAAATCTCTTTCCCAAACATACGATGACCGGGAATGTCCGGGCTCCCCGTCCACTTCCATGTAAACGCCCTGGATATCCAATACCCCGTAATAATGTATAGCGTTGCAGCTTATTCCCCGGAATGTGCTTATGCGTAACGTAACCCTCCTTATCATGTTGGAAGGTCTCCATCCCCAAGAGGGAATCGCATGAAGGGGCTCTCCGGGGATGACGGAATCGAGTCCGCAATCATCAGTAAATACATCCGGATAAATATATTTTTCTGATACGCTCCTATTCACTATTTCTTGTAATTCCATGATTCAAATTATTTTAATTTAAGTGAACTCCAATCCCTGTTATCCTTGGATGGAAATATCAAACATTCTCCGTTGGTGTTGTACGCGCCATCCTTATTTAACACCATTCTATCATGGCTGTCACTGATGATTATTTTACCGTATACTTCATCAAGATAAACAATACATCCACCGAATATTGGAGACCAACCCTCGGATACTCCCAATTCTTTTATTCTATCATATACTGTCATAATTAGCATCTGTTTTCTACTTAATTATTTTATCGATCAATTTCTTCAAACTGTCGTAATGCTTTTTAGCCAATTCAACAGCTTCTTTGGAAGCGTCCCCGGACATGATTAAATTATCTATTTCATTCATCCCGTAGCGTATAGCCTCGTACTCGGGATACGTAATGGTTACTTTGCGAGGCTTTGGATTTTCTGTATTTGTATTTTTGCTCATACTGTTATTTTATTTTCTTTCATCGTTCGTTTTCATATATCTTCTCTTTTTAGTTCGTTTGTTCTTATCTTTCAACACCATAAAGATACACAATGTTTATCTATTTGCCAACAAAAATCAGGAAAAAGTTCATGTAAAAAGATAAAAAAAGAGGAGAAAAATTCCTCCTCGATATTAAACTAAAAAATTAAAATATATGAAAGCTGAAAATCATTTCAATTCACAGGCACCCCCGGCGCATCCTTGAGCTACCGTTGAACCCGCATCAACCCATTCCTCGTCCCAGTCCGTTATCGAGGACCAATCGATATGTTTCATATCCTTCAACTTCTGCCAACGATGGAATAATGAAACATGTTTTAAGCAGAACTCGGTCTTCGTGAGATCCCCTCCCAGGTATTTCCCGGCGAATTTCTTGAACCTGCGGACCCAATCAATTTTCTTATCCACGAGGGATTGTAGGTGAGAGGATATCGCGTTAACATCACTAATCATCACTCCGTTCACTTCGACAAGTAGCTTCCCATTTTTTAGATGAGAAAGGATAAAATTAGTTATATCCTGATCCGTGAGAGTTAGGTGATGTGTGTTCCTACCCATCGCGACATCACAAGCCAGCCAGAGATCATCATTAAATACAGCCAACCCATCAACGATCAAACCACCGGCAAGTATCGCACCCGCACCGTATCTTTCAGCTAACTCTTTTTCATCCAAAACGCTGGTATAGGGAGCTTGCGGGTATAAAAGGTCACCTCCTTTAGGAAGAAAACTTATACCTGAGAACACATCTCTGTTATTCCACACGTATTCTTTCACCTCATCCCATTCATCATCCTTAACCATGCAAGTGTTGGATACATTCATCCTCATCTTCGCGAATTTCGGATGTTTCTTGTAAAACTGATGGTCAAAATTCGTTCCGTTCTCAATCCAATGCGCTTTTGTCATCTTAACCATTTCAAGGAAATCGACGGCTGATGAATACTCGGACGTTAACACGTTATCATCGAGTTCAACGGGAAATGAAATGACACTTTCAACTTCCTTGTCATACACTGACGGTTTAACCATCATCGGATTGATCTCTTTGACATATCTCAACGCCTGTTCGGTATTGGCGGCTTGAATATTTCGGATGAATCTTTTAAACGGAAATTTATGTATTCCTGAGCTTGTACAACCGAGTAGTTGGCTTGAATTCCCTGACGGTTTAACCACCGTGCATCGTGCAGCCGGGTTGATACCGATTATACGGGACATTTTGACATTCGTTTTTTGAACCAATCTCGCACCTTCGTCTTGAATTTCGGGATTGAAAAGAATTTCGGGGTTCTCACACATACCCGTTATACCGACCCCTATAAGGGCATCTCTTTCCGCGATCAGCCGGGATGCCTTGGTTAAAACCTTAAATGATGTGTATGATGCCTGAATCGTTCCCAGCACGGAAGCTCCCCGGCATGCGTCAAAAAATTCCTCCTTCGTTTTTATCTTTGATCCGTTAATCTCGGTTAGGTTACAGAAAAACCACCCGTACTGGATCTCACCATTGATTTCTATTTGTGGGTAACCGGATACTTCCACACATGGATTATACACAATATCCGGGTGAAATGAAAAGATGATCCCCGGTTCACCGAATTGCTTAATCGATGAGAAGATGTTCTCATAAACCTCTTTCGGGGTTGAGGGTAATATGATGGCACTGTTATTCGCCCTTGCAAGTTCCGCGAATTCACTGAACCAACCACCTGTTTTGCAGGTTAACATTTCCCTGTCGTCGGCATCAAACTGGCAGAGCAGGGCGGATCGGCGGATACCCCCCGAAATGACAGCATCGGCGATCAAACAGGCTAGTCTGTGAACCTCGAACGGGGTCGCCTTCCTCCCCCTTATCCTTCTGAGAACCTTATCCATCTTACTTAGACATTTCATTAACGGTTCCGGGCCGGGCGCTCTAAACCCGCCGGTAATGAATGCACCCTTCGGCCTCACTCTCGATGAATCGAAAACCACTTCCGGTAGCCCGAAATAATGTGATTCGATTAACGCGTTAACGGCATGGGACCATCCCTCGATCGAATCATCTATCACATAAGTGGTTTGTTTTGATGTATCAACGCCCTTCATTTTAGGGAGTTGATTGACGTGAACTTTTTGAACGGAATACCCCGTTCCGCTACCGCACAACAGGAGATACATCAATTCTTGAAAAAATGAAATTCTGTTCGCGTATGAACCGGCACAGTTATAATTTCGAGCGTGGTGTTTCAATAGTGTGTTACCACCGTATTGAAGCGCTCGTTGCGCACCAAGAATAACTTGATTCCTGTAAAGTTTCTCAGCGAAACTCATTTCTTTTGATAAATCATCGAGAGATGAATCCGAAATGGTCATATCATCTGCCAAATGCCTCCAATGCATTTCCATCACGCGGTCGATACTTTCGTCCCACGTTTCCTTCTTCCCGTTCACCGTTCTGGCGTACTTGCTGACAAAGATGTAGTCTCCGATCTCTTTTCTACTATTTACAATATTCTCCATATATCAAATGTTAAAAACTATATCTCATTCTCGTCACGAGGTACGACACGGCAGATCGGTAGATTACCCGATTGAACTATCAAATTGATGTAATCGAGTGATTCAACCCGCCCGCCCTTGCGTGCCAGCTCTCGCAAAACAGAATTAAAGATACCATTTTCTAACACGATAACCAAGGGTTTCGGTTGCCTATTTTTATCCAATTCACAGGCCCTTCTCTCGTAAATCATGTGATTTTGAATTCTCTTCAGATCGGGCAAATAGGGTTCTAACACCGGTATTTTGTTGGCGCAAACCAACGTTATCGCGGGTTTAAACCCCGTTTCAATGTACAATTTCGGTTTTTTCATTTTTCTCTTTATATGGTAAAAAAATTAACGTGTTCTTTGCTCGTGTGACCGCCACGAATTGAAGGCATTTTTCTCCGTAAAGTGCGAGTTCGGTTGTCGCGTATTTACTAGGTATCAGTTCATGAAATCCTAGGATGAACACTCTCTCAGCCTCTAACCCTTTACTTTTGTGAATAGTGGAAAGAATAATCTTATCATCCGATTTATCCCCGAATATTTCGTTCACTTGGTTCTTAACCGCTTCAACGCTACCAAAAGATTGAACGAGTATCATGATAATTTGAATTTTCTCTGCCAAAGCGACATACCCCTCGTTAGTTTGGAAATTTTTAATACCCCTTTCTTCTAGCTCTTTTCTTTTTTCTTCCAGCATCTTTTTCAGATCAACAAGCGAATTGATACTCGATAGAATGGATCGCAAACCTTCCCCGTAATCTTTTCCGAGAATAACGGATTTCTTTCCATCCCTCAATAACTTTATGAACGTTTCAACTAGCGGTAAGTTATTCCGACATATAATGTAATCACCACTTTTAACCTCATCAAGCTTTCCGAACCTTACCTCGCCATCCGGTGCGTCAGGTAACGCCTCTATATCGGGAGAGTATTTCCTCGCTTCTTTCACAATATTTTTCGCGCATCGATAGGTTAAACTTAATGGTAAAGAAATGGTATTCGGCCTTTCTTGAAACGCTTTAAAGGAATCCGTCGAACAACCTTGAAATCCATACACCGATTGAAAAAAGTCACCCACCGTTATCAATCTCCCGTTCTCTTTCAACATGCGAAGGATCAACTCTCTCTGTAACGGGTTAAGATCCTGTGCTTCGTCACAGAATATGACATCATATTTAGGATACGATTCCTGGCGAACATATTTATAAGTTAGGTAAAGTTGATCGGTGAAATCTATATCCAGCTGATTCACCCTCAAGCCATTCGTTTTCTTATCAATAACCTCGACGAACTTCTTTAAATCTTCACAGTAGGAGGTGTCAAAATCAATACCCCATCTATCACAAATACCCTCCAATTGCTCCCTGTCATTCACGTCAACAAGATTCATGCGAGCGAACTGGTAAAGACGGGATATGTTCATTATCCTGCCATTTATCTTTTTATCTTCCACCATTTTCCAACCGGGAACGAGATATTCCTTGCAAACCGCGTAATCTCTCCACTTCGATAATTTAAACTTACATCTTTTATTACTTAAAAGGGTGGAAAACGCCTTGCTGTGAATAGTCTTCACCTCCGCCCTTCCCATGCACCTTGATTCTAATTCCTCGACTATACTTTTATTGAAAGCGAGGAATAAACAATCCTTGTATGATGGCGTAACTTCCAATAAATGAAGTAATAAACTCGTTTTTCCACATCCCGCGCTAGCGTTAACGAATATATTGCTATTCGAATTCATGTACGCGTCTGAAATAGCCTGTTTGTATTTATCAAGTTTCATGATATTATTTAATGTATACTTTTTTAATACAGTATTCAGGTTCTCAGTTTGCCTCGTCTAGCAACTTGGATATCTCTTCCTCCGCTGCCTCGTAGGTTTCATAATCATACCCAACCTTACACATTACCATGTAATTGGTGTATCTATCTATTTCGATACCCAGATCGAAAGCGCTTTTTAGTTCATAAATTCGAAAAACTGTTTTCATATCCTCTTACCTTTAGTTCTTTTATTATTTCAACACTCTAAAGATACACAAAGTGTATCGAATTATCAACAAAAACAGAGATTATTTTCCTGAATCCTTCAATCTTTTCATCACCATGAAATTAATATCTATCTCACTGACATCAACGTCAACCCCCTTATTTATGGCATCCGTGACTTTTTTCTTACCTTCAACCAATTCCGCCATGTACGTGTCGATGGTATCCGGACAGAGAAGGTAAAACACGTTTATGTTATTTTTCTGCCCCATTCTCTCCAATCGGGAATTTGTCTGGTCCAATGTTGTGAACTTATCCGGCAATTCTATATACGCGAGGTTACTGCAGCAATCCTGTAATCCATCGACACCAGTTCCCACCGCGTCTATATTCGCGAATAAAAACTGTTCGCAACTCGTTCTGTAAGTTTGAACAGTGTCAAATTTATCTTTCGCAGTCATACCACCCTGAATAATCGGACTTCGGTACTTCTCAGCAAGCTTTTTTAAAGGCTCCCTCCTAACACCGAATATCAATAGCTTTTCTTCCGAAATCTCTTTCCACTCATTAAGAAACACTTCTATATCCTTCATCTTTCCCTTCAAAGACAATTCTTTCAACGTGCTTAACTTCACAAGATGAGGTGCATTCTCCGCCTTCTCGGCGCGTTCAATATCAATCTTACTCAGATAATCGATCAGGCCACTCTCCGCCTTTTTATACTCTTTCATATTACTGATATGAACTGGAATGACATTCTCAATCAACGGAGGTAACTCTGTAAGAACGTCCCTCTTCTCTTTTCTAAAATAACATGAATTCGATATGATTTTATTTAATTCCAACGTGTTGCTCGCACAAGAGATATCCCAGCCGTAGGATTGACCCCTCACACACCTTTTCTTCCCATTGCAATATCTATAAACAAAAGAAGTCCAATCATTAAACAGTTCCTTGAACCACCCCGTTAATTCGAGTATATTAATCAATTCTGCGGGTCTGTTCATAACCAACGTACCCGTTAGGGGGTAAATGAACTGTGATTTCTTCGCCACTTTCCTAACCCATTCACTTCGGAGGCTCTTTTTGTTTTTACACATATGCGCTTCGTCCAAGAACATTGATTCCCACTCCATTTCCAATAATTCGGGGAATCTAATTTGAATACCATTTTCCTTATCCTTCTTATACAATATGTCATAATTTAGAACGTAAACATCTTGGTGAGGTTTCCATTTGTCCTTGCTTTCAAGTACTTGAACTTTTCTCTTTCTCATATCAACCCATTTCTGCCACTCAGCCTTCCATCCATACTTTACCGACGCGGGAGTTACGACGAGACATGGAAATAATTGAAGTGCTTCAACTAAAACGATGGACACACCCGTTTTCCCCAATCCCGGTGAACATCCATTTATAGCGTTAGGGTGATTTGCAAGGTAATGAATACATTCAATCTGATAATCACGTAAATTTCTTTTCAGATGGAGATCATTTATCAATTCCTTTATATTTTCTAACGAAATAATCTCCTCGTATTCGGGGAGAGTGAGATTATCCAATGAAGGTTGAGGTCTCTTGTTTACAAAATCATTCTGTTCAAGGAATCGTTCTATCAGTTTACCCTTATCCAACGAGATCTCACGGTACCATTCCTTCGTTTGGGGATTATAGAAGAAACCACCGATTTGCTTGAGCATGGATACAAGTGATGGATCATATTTGAAACCCACATAGATATATGTCTTCTCCAAATAAAAATACCGCATAGCTACCCGTTAATTTTCAATAAAATACCCTCCCTGTCATCAATCGATAAAATGTCAACACCGAGTTCCTTCGCTTTGTTAATCTTTGAAGAATTCCCGTTCACATCCTTAACGATCAGAATATCCGTGTTTTTACTAACCCCCGACACTATTTTATGACCCCTCCCCTCTAATTCACTTTCAAGTGATTTATCCCTCACACCGGAAAAACATATTGAGTAAGATTTACCTTGGCACTCAACTCTCTTTTTTCGAATATACGTTTTGAATTTATCCAAGGGTATCATGTCCCTGTCTAGCCCAATCATGCTTGATAGGAATTTTGATGCCACGGTGGCGCCGATCCCTTTGATTTCCCGCAGACGATTTTCAAGGTCGAACCAGCGGTGTTCCGAGGAGGGTTCCTTCTTCCATATCTCATCAAACTCAACATCATCAATGTTATCGAAAATTAACTGACATGTTTTCTCACCGAACGCACCACCGAAAACGTTACACGCGGTTAAAAGTCTCGCGAGGGGTATCTCGGTGAACAACCCGATCTTCTCTATCTGTAAAAAGATCTTATCATAATTCGCCACGCCAAGTCCCTCTATCTTGGTCCAAGCCTCTTTTGACATTGATAATATGTCCTTGATCGTTTTATAACCGTTTTCGTATAATTTCTTAACGGTTGGTTCACCTATCTCCTCGATACCCATCGTGACAAAGAAAAACAGGTTTCTCGCGATGATCTTTTCCTTGCAATCTCGGTTAACACAAACAAGTTCGACAAGGTTCTTATCCCAGCGCAACGGTCTCCCACAACTCGGACATATAATCATATCATCACGCATCTTTTCATAATCGGGTGCATCATACATTATCGTTTTATCATGCTTCGGTATGACATCGCCGGATCTCCTAACCTTGATGTTCGCTCCCTCGCAAATACAATTATCCACGATATACGCCGCGTTATGTCCTGTAACATTTGTCACAGTCGCACCGGCCAGCTCAACGGGTTCTATGCTAATCACCGGTTTTGAGAGACCGTCTTTACTGATCTTCCACGTGATACCTGTTACCTTCGTTAGCTTACTATCATTCCATTCAGGAAATTTCACCGCCACGGCATATCGTGGGTTTCCATTCGGTAATCTTCCCAACTCCTTTCTAAGATCGACGGAACTGATCTCCATGACGATACCGTCAATGTTATAAACATCGCACCACTCGTCGTATAGCTGCTGGAAGATATCGGTATTATCCAATATTTCATGAACAGTGGTAATCTCGTACTTGATATCACTGAGTTGTTTTAACTCAAACATTTGGACTGATTTATCGAGATCAAGATCACAACCGTAAATAACGTAGTCAATTTTTGTCATAATATCAGCTCGCCATTTATCACCGTTAAACTGACCGGCAACCATGTTTCGAGCCGTTTTGTACTCGCCACTTTCAAGATACGGTTTGAATTCATCCTTTCTCATGATAGCCTCTCCCCAACAGTAATGCGCGCCAATCTCTCTCAAATGGATCATACCACGGCGCCTGTACCATAAAAGTTTGAACCTTTCCGAACTCTCCTGACCCTCATCACCATCACCTCTTGTCCAAGCCTTCCCGTAAAGATCCGTCTCCGTGAGGAGGGAAATGCCGTCATATTTAGGTGTCAAAACCAATTTTGTTTCCCCGGGGAACGTTTTTAACCACTTTAACCACGAGATAACGTCATCCATCGTTTTAACTTTTTCCAAGCTAAACATCGGTAGAGGGAGTTTACTCACTCGATCCTTACCTTTTACCGACTCGATAACGCTTCTCCTCAACAGCATATGGTCGGGTTCTATCTCCCGTAAGTCGTCGATCAATGAATCGTACTCCGCGTCCGTCATAATGGGAGACCCCTTTCTGTATAAATTATTCGCGTTCAGTATTTTTTCAACTAAAATCTCAACATCAGTTCTCATAATCAGTTTTTCTATATTGTTTCAACACTTCTTGGAATTCATTCGTTTTATCATACCCGCACCCCTCCATCTCCGGGCAAAAACCTCTGTATACACAAGACGGTACGCACTTATCCGCCATCACAGGATCTATCTCCCTCACCGCGTCTATAACCTGACGCCACGCCCTTCTCGTTTCCTTCGATGCCTTCATACAGAGACGAACCTTCGATATATTTATTAACGCTTGTGCGTTAGCAGTCATATCCATGTCATTCAGTGAACCTTGTTCGAGTTTATCCCGGGGTACAATCAAATTCCTCCGATCTTCTCTCTGGGAATGAACAAATTTCTCACATCCCTCATGATGTCTCACTAGATGAACGGTGATCCATTGTTTTATATCCTGCCACGTCCATTCGAATTCAACCAACCGAATCGGACTATGCTCTGCCAGTAACATTTTCGCTTCCCATGATTTTGAAGGCTCTCTGTCTAAAGGTCGTTTACCAACTGTTCTTCTCGCTGCATTAAGAGCCCTCGTCCATGAGGTAACCCTTTCCATTCTAATTATTTTACTCACAATCGTATTTATTGAATCTTGTTCTTATCTTTCAACACCATAAAGATACACAATGTTTATCTATTCTCCAATAAAAATCAGGAAAAAGTTTATGTAAAAAGAGGAGGAAAATTCCTCCTCACATGGTCACTCAACATTTAAGACCCAAATATAATTATCGTGCCCAAACTTCATTGTCACCCGTTTCACCCCCTGCGCTTGTTCCAACAAGGATTTTCCACTTGGTGAATAAAACGCTTGGTGAGATAAATACTGTGTGATATCTTTCCCAGTCAACTCATTGTAGCTTTGACCGATACCTTTTGTTGAAAAATTGTCAACGATCCAGAAGCTCAATTCCCCGAAATTTTCAAGGACCATGAGCTGAACTCCTTGATGTTTGACAATACCCAAACAAACTTCCCAGATATTACCTGTTAATAAATCCGCCATATCAATCCAAATTTGTACCGAGAATCTTCTTTTCATAGAATCGCTTCATCTCAGCATCGTGTTTTCGAACTTTTTTATTTCTCTCCATTATCCATCTCTTCTTATCATCATTAGAGAGTGAATCAAACCGTGCAAGATTAAACCCCGCACCTCCTTCATTTTTCACATTCACCATCTCAACTTCCTGATTGCAACGATCGCAAACAAGTCGTTCCTTTGGTGTGAGATGTCCATCCCGAATCACGTAACTAACCGAATTAAAATGAATTTCTTCATTGTACTTGTCGCATTTCTCATTTCGACAATAAAATTTCGTCGCCATATCAAAAATTTTTACGTTTTAAGTACATCGCGATGAGCAAGCTATCGCATTTATTATCATCCATCTTCGTTGATCTTTCAGTCCTTCTAAGATCAACGGTGGGGAATAACTTCTTGCAGGCTTTGATGGAGGTTGCCTTCGTGTCGGTTACCTCGGTCTTCCCTGATGATGATTTCTTCTTAATCAGACCCACGCCTTCCCACATAACCTTCTGCCATTCCTTCGGCTGTGGGTTAACAATGGTAACACCTTTTGCCGCGACGAGACCGTTCAACACCCCGGTTATATAACCGAAGTTAAACGTACTACCCGCTGACGCACCGAATAATGCATGAACTGATTCGATACCAACAACAATATCCATGCTCTCAAACCGAGTGAATATACCCTCAATAACCCCCCTAATATGCCACAAATCGAATTCTGCTTTCGGATCTTTTTGAATCGGTATGAATTCGATCTCTTCATACGGTGGCAGGATACATATAAAACCTGCCTTTCCGGGATCAATTCCAATATAAACTTTCTCTTTCATTATTCTATCCTACTTATGTCGTTTTCCTTGATAACCTTCAAAACCTTACTTCCAACTGCTTGGTTCACAACGTGGGTCGTTATCATCATGGGAAATGAAAATTGATTCAATGATTTCACGAGGGATTTTAAACCCAACGCATCGATTCCTTCCGCTATCTCATCCGTGAATAAAAAATTCAAACCGTTATGTTTACTTGAATTATTGATCATTTTCTGTTGTGCAAGTATCATCGCGTATTCCAATCTACCCCTCTCACCTCCCGAAAAAGAATTGAACGACAGAGCCTCATCCCTTATAATTGTCGGTGTAATCTCCTCCTTAATTGTACCATCAGCTTTTCTTTTAAAACCGTCAATACTAACCCGTAAATCGGATCCCATATCCTTCAACATCTCATTACAATTATATTGTATCTCTTTGATGCTGATATTCGCAAGGTACATTCTGAATTCCTTGTATTGAATGAGCCAAACCCTCATATTTTCAATCTCCGACTCAACTTCTTTTAAAAGGTCGTTGATATCTTTTAGCGTCACCTGGGCTTCGTATAAATCCGTCCTTCTTCTCGTTATCTCCTCCTCCCATGAATCACCCGGATCTTTCTCACCCATTTTTTTAATACATTCTTCCCATTTCGTTATCTCGTTCTTACTATCGAGTATACTTTTTTCCTCCAATTTAATACGTCTATTATTGTTTTCAATCATCGATTGATTTTTATCGATGTCTTCTTCAATTTGGATAATATTTTTCCTTAAAGACGATAATTCACGGGAAAAAGATATCTCAATCTCCCTCTCCGATTTTAATGAGTTCGTTGATTCGCGGCTTTCGTCCTCCAATCGCGATAAATCGTTCCTTAACGATTGGATGGATTTTCCAATCTCTTTTTTCAATGAAAGAATTTCCACCTTCTTCGATTCCTCTTCGTCAACATCCGAATCCTCATCAACGAGGAATCTATGGCCGCACTTGGGACAGGTAATAATACCTGCGAGTTTCTTGTTTATCTCACCAAGTGCCATTTCAATTTCACGTTCAGTGTCAACCGCGTCCTTTACCGCCGAATTCAATTCAATCTCCCTCTCGCGATAACCCTTCAAACCCGCTTCGATATCACTAATTTTTTTGCTTATCAATGAATGTTCATCAACTTTTCGTGAGAGCGAGTCCGTGTATTCCTTTAATTTCTTATTAACGGATACCAGCTCCCTCTTAATATCCTCGTTTTCGGTCGAAAGATGGTTGATCGTATTTTTACTCGATTCGATTGAATTTTCATAATTATCTATCTCATCCCTGTACTTTGATATCGCCTCCTCTTTCGCTTTCTCAAACTTCTCAAGGGAACATTCATTAATCCGTTCCTCGAAAACCGAAATTTTTCCTTGAATAAATGATTTTTTTTCAAGAATACTTGACCTTTCATGTTCTTTCGTTGATATCCCAACTTTGATATCATTATCAATATCATCAAGAAAACCTACGTTACTAAATCGGGCCATCAATTGAAGTTTCTGTGAATTTGATGATGAGAAGAAAGATGCGAAACGCTCTTTGTTCACTATATAATAATTACTCAGATCCTCCTTTGTGATACCGATCCATTCGATAATTCGATTATTCCCATCATTCACTGTCGCGAATTGAATGGGTTCATCATTGATATAGAGTTCAAGCTTGTTCCCCTTTCTCGTCAAAACCCTTTTGATATGGAGAACTTGATCCCTTACCGGGCAATAAATCCATGATTCGATAACCGATTCCTTCTGGCCCCTTCTAATTAAATCAATATCTCGGACATTCTTTCTAGAAGTGTAATCCAACCAACACTTCTCTATCGCGGATTGAATAGCGGTCTTCCCACTTCCATTACTCTCCTGACCCTCATCGGATCTATTCTCACCAACCAGAAGTACCGGACCTTCCTCGAAATCATATTCAAGTTCCCTGAACGAAAGAAAATTCGTTAACTTTAATTTTATCGGTTGCATGTTAATCTAATTTTATCTGTTTGCGTATTTCCTCCAATAATTCCGGGTTATCGGATAACACGGTTTTGACATTCACCTCGCCTTGACCCAGACTCGTTCCATTGTAGGAAAACCAACTTCCGTTTTTCTTGACGATACCCTGCTCGATCGATAAATCTAATATTTCTTGCATGATATCGATTCCCTTACCGAAAGCGATTGAAATCTCCGCCTGCTTAAACGGTGGTGCTATTTTATTTTTCTTAACGGTGACCTTACTCCGGATAGCCGTGACGTCATCGCCTTCTTTTTTATTACCCATCCTGCAAATCTCAATACGCTGGGATGCGTAAAATTTCATCGCGTTTCCTCCGGGCGTTGTGTTCGCCGCACCCATAAATCCGATATTACTTCGGTATTGATTTATGAATATAACCAACGTCTTATTCTTCTTTGCTTTCTGCGCTATAAGGGGTAACTCGGCGCTCATCAACCGGGCAACTAATGCGATTACCGCGTCACCGACCTCACCATCTATCCTCGCTTTGGGTACCAGCGCGGCGATGGAGTCAAGGATAATTATACCAATATCCGGGCAATCTAACATCCTCCTCATGATGGAAAGGGCCATCTCTGCTGAGTCTGCCTGACTTAACACAAACTTTTCCGGGCTCAAATCGACCCCCAACGCTCTCATATAATCAGGATCCATCGCCTGCTCGGTGTCGATGTAACCTGCTGAGCGACCCATATCCTGCACTTCCCTGCACGCGTGAATGGCGAGGGAAGTATTATGTGTTATAACATGATCCTCAAGCAAATATGAATGATCGGGTGAATCTATGCTAATACAAGTACATTCGCCTGCATCAACCTCATCTATTGCGACAACCTTTCTATGACACCCCCTTCCTGTGAGAAGAGCGGCTTTACTATGCTTTCTTTTGCAACTAAATGGATTGAACGTCACCCTCAACGAAATAGAGTAATAGGAAAAACCTTTCGTGTTATGACATAATTTAACCGGGGACGTATATCCACCTAAACTTTGAACAAGATAAATGATATCGTTTATAAGTTGAAGTGATGCGCTTGTATATGATACAACGCTTGCCGAAACGCAACCATCCGTATCCATTAATCCCGCCAACAGATCCCTTCTTTGCGAAATAGAACCGTTGAGATAGTTTTTTGGTATAAACTTATCGGACGAAGGAACTCGAATACCTAATCGATCAAGTTCAGAAATATATTCATTTTCACGACTATAAATATCCTTTACAATTCGATATTGAGAACAATTTTTCTGATTTCTACAAACAGTTATCCTGTAACCATCATTTAATTCTAATTTAACTCGATCGATAATATCGGAATCAGTGTTTCCTATCGCCATAGTGGGATAACAATGGAGGCATCCATCGCCAAGAAGAACCCCCAAAATATAAGGAGAGATAAAACAATCAATAGGTTCTCTCTCTAAAGGTTTGCATAAAGGAATCTCCCATCTATAATTAGGCTTTGTTATGCCCCTCCTATAATCACTCGGAACGCGATTTCTTAAAACGCCTTTTTCTATCATTGATTTAAGCGTTCTGGGTGCATATTTTCGAATATGAGGGTTACCCATATCTTTTGCGAACCAAATATGGTCCTCCGAGCATATTTTTTCAACACCATCAATAAACCGAACCTTATATAATCGTTTTATTCCTTGAGGATAAACACCGGTTACAGGATAAAGGTTTCCATCCGACGCGTAAACCTTATCCCCTATTCTTAAACTCTCAATAGGCGTGAGACCTTGTTCCGTAAATATCTTTGTACCATTCTTTAGGGCTTTGCCACTCGATTCATGTCCGAATATTTCAACCAACCTACCCAGTCCGTAACCCCCACCCAGAGCTCTATCTAGGATTAACGAACCAGATGACACTCTCTCAACATCTATGTAACTACCACATATCGCTTCCTTACCGAACTCCTTCTCAATTCCGGCAATCATACTTTTTAAATCCATCACTCAACGTATTTTTTCAGGAAATTATATCCCGCGTTAAAATCATATTTTTTCTCGTCACAGAATTTTTTAAACACATCTTTCATGCTTGCTTTCGACACCGGATTATTTTCTTCTCCGTTAACGGGAACAACATCGCACTCTATATCCTTTCTCCGTTTCTTCACAATAATACCCTTCTCCGTGAAAATTTCATCGGCAAGTGATTTAAGTTTACTTTCAGATCCGATAAATTCAATTTTCACGTTTGAATTCGATGTGTCTTGCTCTTCCGCGAGTTTAACTAGTTCTGATTTCGATATGTTATCTAGGTCAATCTTGAATGAACGGTATTCCCTGAATCGTGCTTTCTCAAACAACACTTCCCCGTCATCATGTAGCAACCAAAAGCCTTTTTCCGGATCCTCGCCGAAATTATTCTGCCTTATCGAAGATAGGTGATATATTCCCTGTGATACTTCCTGGGCGTTGTGATAGTGGCCGAGATAAACCCTCGTGAAGGTTTCTTTCAATAACTTAGGTGTGATCTTGCTTATAACTTTTGAGCCATCATTATTGACACTTCCTGTTAACGCGGTATGACTCAGCAATACTTTGGGTGTCGACGCCACGATACCATTCTCGGAGATCTTTCTCCTCAGCTTCTCATACCTTTCCAACCATATTTCAGTGTCATAAAACGGTATAACACCCACCGTTAGATCTTGAATTGATATTAATTCCTCGGTTCTGTGAAGGTAAAATGCTGGGTGATGATAAAACGGATCCAAAAAACTACTATCACTTTTATAATCAGTCTTATCATGGTTTCCGGGAATACAGCCCAGAACCATGTGATTCTCCCCGATCATGTCAAGTATCGCTGTGAACGCATTCAAAACCTCCTCTCTCTGTGAAATCCTACTATCGAACACATCTCCCAAACAGAGTAATGTCTTGCAATCATGTTGTTGTGCAAGTTTAATCTGCTGATTAATAAGATCTTTCACGATAGCTATATTAGATTGTTGTAGGTGCCAATCCGTTGAGATGACACCTATGACCTTATTCTTATCCATATTTCATGTTGATAAAAGAAAGGGTGTTACCCCTTTCTTATTTTTTTCGATTAAGAATATTTCTCAAAGAAGCTTTCACATCTTTCGGATCGTGAATTTTAACCCCGGTATCCCCCTGTTTTGCTTCTTTTTTTTCAGTCACCGGCGATGTATTGCGTGCTTCATCCATGACCTCGGGCTCACCTCCCTCGATTTCATCAAACGGTAATTCTTCACCTTCCATCGCGAGTTGATACCACTTAACGAGATCCTCCTTCGATAAATTCGGTAAGGTATACCCTTCGTCGGAATAATTTGATGCTATATACTCACGAAGCATCTTTTTCATCTTCAATGGTGTCACTTCATTCGATTCTTCTTTTTTAAACGCCTGCTCGACCTCATCCTCGGCAACTTGTTTCGGTTCCGGAACGATTTCGTATAACTTACTTACAAGTTCCTCGAAGTCAGGATCACCCAACACGTCGAACTCCGGGTGTTGCGCTTCGAGATTCTTCAACCCCTCTAGCGCGAGATTCAAATCACGGGTTGTGTAACAGTCAACGTATAATTCTTTCAAAGATGGTTGACCCGCCAATCTTTCTAATTCCGAATCGGAGATCTTGCATTTTTCAAAAAAATCTTCCCATGATTGTCCAACCGTGGGTTTTCCTGCCTCAACATCATAATAAACCCTTTCCTTTCCGTTCTGTGTTTTGATTCCCTTCACAATAATCAACGGGAAACCATCGTCAGGTGATGAGAACATATCCAAGGATACCTTGTTGCACTCCTCCGCCAATTCGATTGATTTCCTGTGTAGTAAATTGAACCAGTTTGTTCTTAATTCGAGACGGTACAAATCCCTTTTTGCATCCTGCACGTAGCAGACCCAGGTTGATTGAGGGATACACCCAGGTTTCCAATTCTTTCCTGATCCGCCGCCCTGTATCGGAAATAAGAATTTCTTCTTATCATTCTCATCCTGAAAATCTTCCGCTTTTTCAAACACCTTTTGGATGTAGAACTCAACGGGATCTTGAAGACCGGATTCCTTAACCGCGTCACAGTGGGTTGTCGCGATGAAAATTTTCTTATTCTTCATCACCTTCCGGCCCGTTTTCTCACCGTTTTCCCATTCGTCATCTAAAACGGGCAACTGGGTTGTACGCATCGCAACATAAGCTGCTGTTTCCGGGTCTGATGATGGTAGCACGCGAAGCCAGTTTCGTCCGTCACTGATCGTGTAAAAGGGAGCCCGTCGTCCATCGGTTTGATAAAATGTTTTATTCGTTTCCTTCTGTTTCTGCTCCTCTTTCTGAATAGTCTCAAAACTTGATGCTTTAAATCTACTTCTGTCAAATGCCATAACTTTACGTTTTAAACTGTTTAATTAATCTTTTTACCTAACTCTGATAATTTACTTAAAAATTCGTCCTTCAATAAATGATATTTATTTAACAATGAACTTAAATCACTGGCCGTATCAAATGATACCCTCTCAACCGCGAGGGATATCGCCCTTTCCAAGGTAACACCGTATGCTAAATCTTTCGAATATGATTCCTTGATTTTCTCTCCGCTTCTTATTTCGAACACATCATATCTACCAAGAGTACCCGGGCAGGGTTTGATCTCAATATTCTCAATTATTAATGAATCCATACTACAATCCTTTCTTGATTAAAAATGTGTTTACTTTTGCTTCAACTAGTTCGGATAAAAATTCCTCCGGTGATACGGGTCGAACTATCGAGCTTAACTTCTTACTTTTGTCATTAATCGCCCAGAACCAAGAATCCAAAATATTCAACATCCGCTGGTTCTCAATCATATCATCCTTTAATGTTTGAAATTCGGCGTCAGTATAGATGGCCTCATCCACGGATTTCTCCGTTAATTTGATATAATCATCGCCGAATTTAAACTTTCCTTGATTTTTATTCGCTTCGATACGAATATCCTTGCGAAAATTCGCTTCGTAAATATCACATTTCAATTTGCTCCTATTATATAGTGCCTCCGCCTCCGCTTTCCAGATTCCCACCTTGTTCAACAAGGCTGAAACCGTCACTATCTCACCATACAAATTTCCATGATCGATCCTACATAATGTGTCAATATCTATCTCATCTTCCGAATCTTCTGATATCAGCACAACAGGCCTATTTCCTATATGAACAACAGTATTCATCTCATCTTATTTTCGTAATTTAAAGATACCGATTTAAAAATCAAATCACAACAATCAAAAATAACCGTTACGTTAACACCAACACTTCCGTATTTTCATTCGCGTAAATTGCCATTTGTTGGTTCCTCTCATCCCAGTTTGTTCGGCCGTTCATGAACAGAATTGTATCCTTGCAATTTTTCAAAATATTTTCGAACGATTCATATTCATTGGACCAGAAAACAACTGTTCGAAATTGGTAATTCTGTTCAAGCGTAATGATCGCGTAATCCCCCTTTCTTCCAGTTTTTATCGCGATTTCATATACATAACCCGCGGCCGTTAAATTATAACTTTTCGTTTCCAAGGGATCGTCCGCTATTTCCGAAAAATCTTTAAAAGGATACTCCGAATTACCAATCATCTCCTTGAAATAATCCAAGTATAATTTTGAGTAATTGAAAAACGCCAAACCACACAGTTTCTTCTGCCTCAAATTATGCCACCACTCTAGCTTCACCTTATCGGGATTCAACTCAAATACATCTTTTTCCTTATCGATTTTCACCTTATTAACAGTTCTGTATCGTTTTATAAGTTTTATCCTGTCTATAACGTTTGATATTGATTCTAGCTTATCGAAAGCACCACATGAAATCAAATTTTCTATAACACTTTTATTAACGGCACTTCCTTTCTGTGAATGACGGTCTAAAAATTCATCAAAACCAAAGTAGGGGCCGTTCTCGGATCTTTCCTTCATGATCTCCGCTTGAGCCTTCTCACCGACTTGTTTCACTGATGCGATCGACCATACCAAACTTTTATCATTGAAATCGGTCTTGATCTTATCCGTCGATTCATTAATATCAGGAGGGATTACTTTAATGTTCCCGATTTCATTTATCTCATGTAGGTAGACGGGGAAATCTTCGTCGTCAGCGTAAGAGAACGCCACGGACCAGAAAGCTAACGGATAATTCACTTTTAACCACTGACACGCATACCCCGTGTTTGCATACGCGACCGCGTGCGATCTATTGAACTGATAATCAGCCATATTCTCGATTTCCTTCCATGTCTCTTCCGCGTATTGTTGATCAACGCCGAACTCTTCCATATAATTTTTCAAAAATCTTTCCCTGAAGGGTTGAAGTTTCTCCACGTTCTTCTTACCAATCGCCCGGCGTGCGCCATCCGCGTCAACAAGATTAAACCCTCCTAACACTTGGAACATTTTCATTGTCTGTTCCTGCCATATCATGATATACCGGCTACTTTGAAGTATTTCTCCCGCCCCCTTTCTAAATGATACTTCTCTCTCACCCTTTTTACGAAGGATGTACTCGTTATGGAAATTTCCCTCCATAACTCCCGGTCGGTATAACCCAATACAGTTCACAAGCTCCGTTATGTTATCGGGTTTCAACATCTTACAATATCCGGTTAAACCTTTCGCACCGAAATGGAATACGTCGCCATTCCATCCCCTTTGAAAATACGAGTAAACTTTCGGGTCATCAAGAGGTAATTCATAGAGGTTAATTTCTTCGCCGGTATCATCTTTGATTAGTTTCAATATGTCGCCGAACTTACTTAACTGCAGGATTCCCAGAATATCCTCTTTCAAAAAACCCGCGGCGTCAAGTTCACCACCCTCCCACTCACTGATCAACATATCACCCTGTCGGCGAATCGGATTCCAATGATACATATCCTTTTCATCCGGGTAAATCATCATGGCACATGCGTGAATCGATTTCGCCTTGGGTTGACCCTGTATCAAGCCGACCATCTCGATGATCTCCGGGTTTCTGTTAATGAAATTCGCGACATCTTTTTTCTGACAGGCGATTCTGAATAAATCATCAAAATCCTTCACACCATCTATTTTAGAAGTGAATGAGTTTACCTCTGCGACAGGAACACCTTTCAATCTGCACAGATCTTTGATAGCAGCTTTGACCTGAAGAGTCGTGTAAGTTCCCACTGAACAAACCTGATCGGCACCGTAACGCTCCTCCATGTATCTTTTAACTTCCGGTCTTCTCGCCATCTCGAAATCAGTATCGATGTCCCTTAGTCTGGCAGCGAACCGTGCTTGATTCGCTGCCGCTTTTCTAATTTAATTGATTTAACTATATATTCCATTTCAAATTTTGTTTTATCTGTTTTACAAATCTAGATTTTTCAATAAAAGACATCACCTTTCTTCTTATATCTGTTTCTCTTAAATACACCTCCGTATATAAAGGAACCCATTTCCTTTCGAATAGCTTGCCTTTCTGAAGAAAAGTAAGTAATGTATCATGATTACCACTCGGTGATAATGTTTTTTGTGCGTCATAAGCGGATAGAAATTTATGTACCTCTAAAGTATAAATATTTATCATTACAATCGGTTTCGCATTCGGATTAAGACTCCCTTTCGCAACACCCCGGTCTTTTCGGATTACTGAGATATGATCCTTCATTTCTTGGGACCATTTATTTCCATAATTACCATTTTTCTCACCCACTCGTCTCGGTGGCTTAATACCGCCAATTTTTAAATTTAGTGTTCGTCGATCTCTCACCCACTGATGATCAACTACACGTTTTTCCTGAATCAATGCATCATCTACGGTATTAAAATACAACAAATTCACTCTCTTAAACGCACCAACCCCGTATAATCTCACGCAATTACCTAATGACATTGATAAAGGGTCCTTGTAATCTTTTAAACCGGTGGAGTAATCCGTCTTGATTCCGCCACCAATATAAGAATCTTCCACTGTTTTTGATGAATGAACCCCAACATATACTTTTCCGTTTACCATACAGGTTGTTTTATACAAAATATTATAAAGGTTATTGTCACCCTTAAACGGATTCCTTTGTCCGTTCGAGCATTTTGCTAATATCTCCTGATCCGACACTAACGATTCTATCTCCATCTTTTAAATCTTGAGCTTTTACATCTAATTTTTCTCCCGATCTAAAAATACACACTTTATCATCAAAATCCAACTCTATATCTAAATTATTATCGAATGTGATTTTTACAACGTCCACTTCAACTTGTTGACCGATACGACCTTTATTCAGAAAACGTTCGAATAGCAAATCGTAATCAAACGGGTTAATGTGCGTCAGACCCAATAAATAGGCAACGAGGGAGCCACAAGCTGATCCACGGCCGAACCCTACGAGTATACCTTGACGTTTACACCATTGGGTGATATCCCAAAGTATCAAGAAATAATCAACAACATCTCCGTATTTAATTACACCTATTTCCGTTTCAAGTCTATCAAGATACTTCTCTTGTTCATCAACATCACTTATCCCCATGCTATTAAACCCATCCGCGACCAAGGATATAAGCATATCAACTTTTGATCCATCATATTTCTTGAACTCCTCCTCGGTCATTTTATATTTAGGAAGATGACGTTGTGATAGATCGACCTTGAAATTACTACACCTTTCAGCGATATCATTTGTGTTCTCGATCGCGAATCCGATGATATCAAGCATAACATCCTGATCATTGGCTGAGAATAATTCTCTAATCTCCATCAAATATTCCTCGTTACACTTGAAATATTGATTTTTTGAAAAATCGTTACTTATACCCGCGGATGAATTCAACGCTTTTTTCAGATAGAAATATTCTTGGTCCAAATAATACGCGTCACAGATATTTGTGGGTAACATAGAACTTGAGAAATACTCCTGAAGGTTTAGAAGGTATGTTTTATCCCTTTCATTTGAATCAAACCTAACTGAATCAAGTTGATAGTATGCGCCCTCAAATTCTTTCGGTACATCCTTAAATTGCAAACTCTTCGGGTCAATCACAATAATTAACCCCTTTGTCAATGACAGAAATCTCTCCTCATCGATCCTTACGTTATTATCGACATTAATTTCCTTGTTGATGGAAAGAAGATTCATCCACCCTGTTTCATCCACGACGTAAACCTTCACATCGTACAGAAGATCTTTCTTTTGATTGAACACGGTAACGGTTTCACCGATCACCGGTTTCAAACCGTGTTTCTGGCATTCCAACTGAAATTTAAGCACACCCGCAAGTGTGTTTTTCTCACAGATACCCAAAATACTCACACCGAAAAAATTCGCTTTTCGACACCAATCTCCATAATCTCCGGTTCCGTTCAATAATTCAAACGGACCTCTCACTCCCAGAAATGATTCGGTCGGTAAATCACTATCAACCTTACCGATATATTTCAAGAGTTTCAACTTCACTTTCGATTCATTACCCTTTCTCAAAGTGTAATACAGACGGCCGAACTTATAGATGTAATTATTCGCAGTGATGGGTGTTCCTATGTAATTAAACCCTCGATCAAACAGAAGTCCGTCGACATTGGGCCCTGATAATTCATATGTATCACCATCCATTGTGATAATACTCAGGTCGGAAATATCATATATAAATCCATTGCGATCGAGATACGATAACAGTTCTTTCATATTTTAAATATAATGGGAACCCTTTTTACGGGGCCCCGTAAATTCAAATTTATATCTCGCCCTGGCTGGAATCACAACTCGATGCCTCAATTGCCTTAACACACTTGTAAATATACACGTTGCTTTTTCCAAGAATTGTTGCTATTTCAGCTTTTTTCTTTCCCTCAGAAAGAAGTTGTTTGATTTGAGGTAATAGTGGGTTACTGAGAGAGATCACACCGTTTCTCTTCCCGGTCACTGACTGTTTCTTCGCCTTCTTCTCAGCCGGTTTTTCATCCACACTTTTATCCGTTTCAACTGTGTGCTTCCTGAAATCATCCGGGTTGAAATTTTCACGGAATGAAAGGATCGCATCCAACTCACTCTCTTCAAGATCCTTCATATCGCGATCATCAACAATCGCGTCAACCCTGGCGTATAAATCGCATGCGCCAAACGCCGCTAGTTGATCGTAAAATTCGGTTGCCTGATCACACTTGCTCTTTACATCCTGACCCAGTTGATCCGCAACCGAATTCTTTCGAGCCTCATATTCTTCCAATGTCTCAATTAATTTTAAATTAGACATTGTGATATAATTTTTAATTCCACGAATTGATGCTTCTTTACGAAGTTCCTCACGGGTCATTTCACTAAACTTTTTCATAATCTCTTGTTTTTAAGTTGTTACTGTTTCATTGTTTCAATGTCTAAAGATACACAATGTTTATCTATTTACCAACGAATCCAGCAAAAAATCGGTACTTTTCAATATTAAATTTTATGTCATTCCATTGAGATTGTTGTACATCGATACCCACCATCTTATGAAGCATCACGGGAATTTTTTCTTCAAGTCCGCTATCCGTATATCTTACACCGTGTAAACCATGAATAACTGGATTAGATGTATCGATACTTCTGATAAAGTGATACTTATCCTCGTTATATTGGCAAACTTCTTGCGGTAATACTGTGCCCAGTAAATGCAACGGCTTTTCACAATCCATAACACCGTGATTGATGAGCTGGTCAATGAACATTTTTCTTCCTCTACAATATGCCTTGGATATATTCTCATCTACCGCAAGGCTCAAATAAATAGGCAGATTGAAAGGTAGTGCGACCATATCACAACACTCGACCATGCATTTATAGCATTCGACAAGTTCATTCCAACTTATCCCCTGAACAACACCGATTGAATAGCTGCACGATATTTTCTCCCACGTTCTCGCCATTCTCATCGTTTCTTTCGCATTTCTCAAAACATCGGGTAAAACGTAATAAGTTGGCTTCAGTACCTTAATCCATGAACGAAATCTATTTGCGTCAAACGCCGACCCCAATTCGAACACTGAATTGTCAAGAATTACCTCGCGTCCCTTGTTAACAAGAGCATCCATGAAAAATTCGAAATAATCGCCACCTATATCGGGATCTTCAAACAAGTGAACAAGTGCGTAATCATAATCAGTTATCGATTGAACCTTGTTCATAATCGATAACGGTGCTTCATGCGCTATCTTAATCATTGTGTTGATATTTTATAGGATCTGTCATCCCGTTTAATTCAAACGCTTCGAGCCGCTCGGTACAATTATGCACCAAATATCCCTCACAAATAAATGAACCAGCACTAGTCTTAATATCATATACATGTGCCTCCTTAACTGGTTCATCTATTTTATTTACCACCACTTGGTCTAAAAGCCTTATTGAATTATATGTGCCTAACTTTTCAAGCATCGACGCACGTTTTCCCGCACCGTACTTTAATGTAATTATGTACGGTCTTGTTACTCTCCAAGTTTGCATAAGGGTACCGCCCTCTTTAAAACCGGGCGTAACGGATTGCGACCTGTCACACTTAATCCCCAACAATGATAATGCTTTATCGATTTGAATACACTTTTCTTTATTCACAATCACTGCTTGGCTTATAGAAAAACCGAATGATCCATTTGATTTATTATGACAAGCACACCCATCAGCTATCAACATTCCGTTTAAATACCCGCGCAAATACTCAGGGTGTTCATTAAATTTTGTCTTCTCAAGAAACACAGGACCATAACCGCCACTAGCACGGTGCATGTTGGTATCCTCCCTGTAAGTGATTTTTACATCACATGGCTTGATATATTTATCATAAAGAGACCAAAATTCTTCCAATACATCGAACTCCTTTTGAAATGTATGAACACCCCGTGTGTCAATGGATCCATCACCATCAGCAAATCCACGTAAATAACCCAGGGCGAATTTTTCATCATCAACCTCTTTTCTTGTATTTGATACTGGCCAAAATTTCACCATATAAGTAGCATCCTTTCTCTTCATCTCCTCGTACTTTCTATATCTTGGCCTTAACTTCATATTTGAAGCATACACATAATGATCCTTCGTTAAAAGAAGACCCGCCATATCATACACCGGTTGAATACCATTATCAAACTTATCCAATACCTTCGCCACACAAATTTTCTTCGTGTTTTCATCCACGGACCACACTTCGTCTCCAATACAAACATCCTTAATTTGCTTCCATGTATTATCACTCATCAGTACTTTCTGTGATTCTTCTATACACGATCCACACCTTCCACACGACCGACCCTGTGAATCGGGATTATAGCACGTATGGGTGTTTCGTAAAACCTCCCTAATTTCATTTTCATTGAAATCAAGAACCCTCATCGCACGGAGACCTTCAGCTAACACACCCCCTTTATCAAGATGATTAAACGGGGCTTCATAACCAACTCTCTCACTGCCCCAGTTTGAAATCTTGAACGCATGTTCACACGCCATTCTTGACGCTTCGGTTGTATCAGGATACACGGTATGATCGCCTGAATGCAATCCCAAAAATACACTCACGGCATCACCCGTTTTATTCGCCCATGAGAGAGCTTTCCCATAAATGATAGCGGAAAAGATCACGTTTCTATTTTCAATAACCGTTGATTTCATATTTTCGGACGCGTAATGACCTTCCGGTATAGGTTCACCACCTACATGAAGGGACGAATTACTGTCACTGAAACAATCCCTCAGATCGATAATCTGGTGTGATAACTTAAACCTCTTACCTTGCAAGAACTCAATATTTCTTTTCACCTTCTCCAATTCAACCTGATGCTTCTGACCGTATTGAAAAGAATAAGCCTTAACTTCGTAATCATGAGCAAGTAAATACATGAGCAAGCACGTACTATCCAATCCGCCCGATAAACTTAAAATAGCCTTTTTCATTTTATAATCTATAATTAAATTCCATAATATCCAATACCTGGGAAACTCTTTCGTCAATACTTCCGCTCACATAGTGTATCCCTCGTGGTGCGAAGTCTTGTAACATACGCGCGTTTTTCTCAAATAAACGATCGATTTCCTTTTGAAATACTTCATCGGTTGACCGAACGCCGTCGTCCACGATTTTAAACTCCGGCCTCAGTATAATATGATGACTGTAAAGGGGCTCTATATGAAATAGAAGTTGGATGACCGTGTCAACCATTTCGTCCCAGAGAGGCCTGTCCTCGCTCGATGACCTATCTCGGTTATACTCCGTGTAACACAGAACATCTAATAGACATCTATCAGAAATAATATGATCATGCGGTGACATCGCTGACTCGATAATTTCTTTCACATACGAAGTTGCAATCCAAAGTTGATCATAAATACCCGCCTCTTTATTAATCTTTATACCACGATCATTACCTTTTCTTGAAGGAGATCCCATAAAGAGAGATCCTTCCAAACATCTCTCCTTTTTCAACGCCTCAATTAACGTTGTCTTACCTGTGCACTGAGCACCTGAAATTGATATAATCATTTTTAAACAATTAATTTATTTCCAACACCATAAAGATACACAAAGTGTATCAAATTATCAACAAAAACAGAGATTATTTTCTCTGTTTGTCGTTTTGATATTGGCCGTTATAGAGGTCTTCCTCGTTTACATCCGTGCAATCATAGCAGTAAAATTGTGCGACCCGGGCGTTTTTCTCGATTGTAATTGGATGAAATACCTCCATGAACGTACCCATTGAATCGGTATGAAAACCGGCATCAAAAATTGATGAATAAATCCACGCACCACACCGGGCAACTGAACTTCTCTGTACTATCCGACCCATTTTGTTTTTAGGTATGTTGCAGCCCTCAATGAAATCAATCATGTAATACCCCGGAGATAAATGCCAAACCTCGTTACCGTTTATATCAAGAAAAGATTGGATTTCTTCGTATGAGGGTAACATTGTTTTACCTTCACGGGGTATGAATCCCTGCCCTTTCACGACACTCACCTTTCTCAGTCTAATATCACACCCATGCTGGGTTAAATTTTCTTCCAAATGATTAACGATAATACCTTCATTGTGTAACTCTTTTCCGTTTAACATAATCCTTAATTTATTAAAATTCAACTATACAATTGTTTCATCATTCTGTTTCTCATACAGAAACTCTCTCGCTTTCGCATCCGCGAACGCATACAAAACGATATCCCGGCACAAATAATGATACGGTATTCGCCCTGATAAATCCGGACCTGCACTTTCATATGCATCCGGGCCCGGAACGATCACACCCTCATTCACTTTTCTTAAAAAATTATTACGTGCTTTCTCTATATTTATCGCGTACCTAAAAATCGAAAAGTCGACCGAATCGGGCATGACGAATCTCGTTGTCTCGACATTTGAACATCCCAGAAGATGAACATATTTTCCCTTATCTCTCGCATACTTCATCATCTTTCCTAATTCATCCCTGTATATATGCCATTGTCTTGCCTGCGCAAGACCCCCTATTGACAAAATAGGATAAAGAGATGAGTCACAGAGATCCTTCCAGTACTGAAAGCCCTGGTGCATTTTAAAAACGGGCGCCGGATAATATCCTGTTATTTCCTTGATCTCCTCCCTTAGGTAATTTTTAGGTGATAATAAATCATCATCCTTTCTAAAATATTCATTATCAAGTTCAAAACACATTTTAAACGGATACATTTTGAGAAACCGAAGAAACTTTTTCTTCATTTTCTCGCATTCATTCCAAAAATCAGGGTTGTTTTCACCCAGTTTCTTTTGTTTTTTGAATAGTGTGAAACCGCCAGAATCTAACCATATCCGATCGCCTCCAACAACGGTTTGAATAAATTTAATATACCCGGCGGTCATATCGACGGTTGAAATCAGGTAATCGTTATCATGTGCAAGCAAAAGTTTTTCCAAGACTTTATCGGACCTACAACTACTCACCAGACCACCACCCAATCCCATCACAAGCCTTTTTTTAGGTTTCTCAAACATATCAATCAATACCCGCTATTAATTTATCAAGTTCATCTTTGTTATCCTGAAGAGTTGTGATACCGATTTCTTTCATCGCATCCTTGTTACCCGATTTTTCAACAAGACGTTGAAGTCCCGTGTAATTCCATGAGGAATACTCACCAACTTTATTATCGGCGACCAAAAAACCAACCTTTTCCTCGTCCGTTAAACCACTAACGACTAAAACATCAAACTCTTCAACACCAAGTAGCTGTAACGCTTTGAATCTCGTGTTTCCCGCAAGTATCGTTCCTTCTTCATCAACAACAATAGGATTAATATATCCGTATTCTTGGATGCTTTTTGCAACAATTTTCGCGGATTTCGAATTTTTTCGAGGATTCAATGGGTGGCAGTGTATGTCACCCACGCTCACCCATTTAATTTCCTTCCGTATTTTCTTTATTGCCGACATATTTTATTTTCTCCCGAGTTTATAAATCTGTATCGCTCTTAAAAACTCATCGCGGCTATTCATCTCATTTGTTAAAAACGCCCCCGAACAATAGTGGGTTGTCATCGTACTATTATCTTCTGCGCCCCGCATGCTCACGCACATATGTTCCGCCTCAATATAAACTGCGATGCCCAGTACCGTATCGCCGAATACGTTAACCAAATAATCATGAATCTGCCGGGTTAATTGCTCCTGTAACTGGGGCCGTTTGGCAAACCAGTGAACTATTCTGTTTAGTTTCGAAAGACCGATAACCTGACCATTTTCCTTGCCAATATACGCCAAACTACAGAACCCTGTGAACGGAAGTAAGTGGTGTGAACACAATGAGTTCACCTCTATCCCGTGTTCGATCACCATACCGGAATACCCTGAACTCGGGAACACCGCCAGTTTCGGGGGTGCTGAGTAAGCACCCGATGTGATCTCGTTAACGAACATCTTCGCCACCCTGTACGGTGTTTTTATCATGTTAGGGTCATTCTTCCAATCATACCCCAGGGCCTCCAAGAACTTACCGTACGCCTCGGTGGCCCTTGCCAACATCTCGTTTCTATCATCATCGGAAAGAACGACGTTCCCTCCTGCCATTATTTTTTTCATATTTCGTGTTTTATCTCGTTTTTAACTAAGCATCTCTCTTATCTCCGAAGATTATTATATGTAAGCGGTCAGAGTAGAAGTAGCCCAAATCTATACATCTTTGTGCCAACCATTTCCTTTTCTCCGCTAACTTCTCCTCGGTATCACCCTCAGGCATCAGATAGACTATTACAGGCCAGAAGGGGTCCAGTTTAGATACCTCCTTCTTAATTTTCCGAACTTGTCTCTCGACTTCCTTTATATCATCCTCCGAGGATACCACGTATTTCAACTGGGAGAATTTCGATTCCATGATCCACGACACTATAGCGGGGATGTTCTCCCTCGTTTTCGCGTGTTTCTCCGCGAATTCGCCCGAACTCGGAACGGAACTCTTCAGTTTGGGTGAGATTGATACTACGTCCACGTACGTCTCTCCATCAAGTATATCACCTCTCGCGATAGTTCCGTTCGTTTCCATGCTCACACTCAACTTATGTTTCCGACCTATCTCGATCAACGATTTCAACAATTCGGGATGAAGAGTCGGTTCTCCCCCGGTGATAAGCATACATTTTATCTGAGGGTTCATGATTATGATATCGACGACATCGTTCAATGAATATTTACCCTTTTCCGGGTTCCACGAGCTGTAGGACGTGTCACATATACTCCCTTTAAAAGTACATCTCAAGTTACACCCGGATGTTCTTATAAGAATATGGGGAACCCCCACCTTCATACCTTCTCCTTGTATACAGGTATGCAAATCAATAATCGGTTGAATTTCTGAATAATCCATTTTTAACATAAATAAGCGTTATACAATTCTATAAACTCGGCGAGATCCAGTTCTGAGAATCTCCGTTCTTTCGCAATCTCTTTAACAAAGTCAAGTTGATTTTCATAAAGCTCATCTGCCATCTCACCATACCCGCTCACCCTTAAATCAATCACAGGTAATGAAAGTTCAAATGCTAAACTTTCATCAAACCCATAGCGATCAACGAGATCATTTAATTCCTTTTTCGTTATCATAATTTCACCTGTAGTTTGGGTGCCTTGTTTTCAATAAAACTTTTGTTTCCAAACATAATACCAACTAATTCTTCAGTCCAATCAGAAACAACTCCGTCGGAAAATTCAGTTTCACCAATCGCATCTGGGAGTAAATCAACATCATCTTTTGTCGCTTCAGCGTATCCCGTTGAGGTTTCATGATAAATTACCCTTGAACAATACACATTCCCTTCTCCATTGGAGAACTTCACTTTTGAAATAAGATAATTCACCGCGGCACAAAGATATATGGATAACGCCTCCGCCGTTGGGTTTACAGGTAAAACGATCCAACGATCATTCCATTTCTGCATATCACGAATATATTCCGGGTCATCCTTGCACCAAAAAGCCATGCAATGATCAAACGAATCAATAAACTTACCAACCACACCTTTTAATATCCCAAAATCGCAAACCATCTGGGCGTTATCAAGTCGATCAGATTTGAAAAATAATTCAATTTGAACCCCATGATTATGAACAGAATGAGAGCATCTAAAAGATGTTGCATTTCTTACTACATGTTGAGCGGCCTCAACTCTAAAAAGTTTTCTGATTTCCATATAAATTATTTTTAATCATATCAATAATATCCCTATAATTTTCAGGTAGATTCGAACCCTTTGATAAATTCTCTTTATTCCAAACAGGCCTACAATTTAAATAATTTGCGGCCACCCTAAACTCTTCTTTATCCTCAACGTTAAAATAATCAAACGGAACAATATGATCTATACTCCAACAATCAATCGTCTTACCCCTATTGTTCCAAGTCATCCCAGGTAAAAATTTTGATTCAATATGTCGTTTAAATTCATCACAAGTACAATTTAAATACCCAACAAACCTTTTCGGGTTTTTAATTTTACCTGATAAAGACTGATTCATATAGCTTCTAAGATTTTCTATTAAATGAAATTTTTCATCCGCCAGTCTTTTACGACGATCCATCTCACTCCGGGTGATACGACGATTCTTTTGTGATCGATACTTTCTATCATATTCAGATTTATTCCGAGCAACAGATGAGTTACTCATTCGCCTTAGCACCTTCCTTTCTTGTTCACATTCGCGGCAATAGGGGTTGAGACCGTCTCTCGCCTGTCTTTTAATGCAAAAACAACTTAGAGGAAGTTCTCTTTTGCAACGAATACATACTTTAGTATCTTTTTCAAAATCTGCTACTGCCATTTAAACAATTTTCTAATTATCATACTATCAATATTTTTAAATCAACACCATAAAGATACACAATGTTTATCAAATAAACAAATCTTCAACCAACAATTCTACGTCTATATAGCGTAATGGTATACTTTCCCCTTTCGGTGTTATGATGATTATTTTCTCCCAATTGGGATTGTTCTCCTTCACAACACACACTTCACCCTGATATTTCACCTTTCTCCCGGATTTAAACGAGTAAAATCTATCATATATTACCGGGCTATTCTTTAAAGGATCATATTTCAAACCCGGCATCCCGTACGGTTGAAGGAACACATCCTTCAACATGCGATGATATTCTTGACTATCCTTGAAAATACTACGTAATTGATATTGATGCGAGATTTTCATTATCTTAGCCTTTTTCTTCTCGCAAATATCATTGCACATTTTAATAAAACAAGGTTCCTCGTACACCAAGGCCCTGAATAAATATGAGAAATATTCCAACTCTAATTGTTCAAAATATTCCCTTACTGTTAATTTTCCGTTCTGAGGTATCATATATCGTTTTATCTAGGTTATTTAAATAAAAATTCAAAGGATCCTGCATATCAATCAGAACTCGTTGTAAATATTGCATTGTCATATTTCCGGGATCAACATCCTTATCCTTTATCCGACAAACTTTCACATTAAAAAATTTACTTAAATGAAGTGCGGTTTCCTTACTTTCCCTTAAAGCGTCCTCATCATACATTAGAATCACAGTTTTGACATTCGTTTTTCTTAGTTGATCCAACTGACCCGGGCTTATCTTCTTACCAAAGGTGAAACAACATGCAATTTCCTGGTTAAATCCCAGGTTAATCAGATAATCAACATTCACTTTATCAAACAAACCCTCGACCAATATCACGGTTTCTGTTTCCGGCCCGATAAAATTATACCCACCCAGAATATGAGAAAAACCATCCTGACTATTCATGTACCGTAGAACCATTTTACCAATACCTTCCTTAAACAACGTTCTATTATTATCATGCCACGTTTTATTGTATCGTGACCTCGCCAGCCACGCGACAACCCTATCTCCTTCCTTAATCTTGAAGATAATGTAATTATGCTTAGCTAACGTCTCCTCCAAAACTGATTTAGTGTATGATGGTTCAAATTCTTCATAGTGTTCCTTTAAAAAATGCCTGCTCTCCAGATACGGATCGTTGACCAAAGGTTTCAACCCAATGGGGAGTCTTGTGTTTGATTGAACATTCTCTTCAATATCATCCTCCTCTTTGATTAAAGGTGTTAATTTAGTATTTTTTTTCGACATTTGGTAATCATTTCTTATCAAATCTTTTCGGTCCATTTTGATAAGATAATTACGAATACTTGTTTTTGTTCCGCATTTAAAACAATGGAATACCGCTGAATGCCCATCGTCCGTGAAAATTAACGCATTCTTTCCATCTTTTCCGCAAAACGGACACGGTTCTTTTGAACTTAGCCAACCTTTTTGACCGAAGGGTTTGAGGTTTAACTCGGCGATTATCTCATCCTTATCAATAATCATCACATAACCCTCCCTTTCTGTTCGTTTGAATTAGATCTTATTCGTTTTCTCCCACCACCGTGTGTGTGTGTAATTTTTAAATCATAGAATTCCTCCAGGGTTCTCTTTCTATCATAGAACCGTCCTGCGTTGTAATTCGTTGCCACTTTAAAAACAGGATCGATATTTTCATAATCACGAACCTTATCCTTGAAAATCCTACAAGTTTTATGCTTTACCTCTTCCAATGTTTGATTGATGGAAAATACCCAACTAAAGGGTTGAACAACGGTTCTATCACCTTCCGCGTAACTTCGATCTATAACTTTTTCTTCGTCATTCCAAACCTCAAAAGGAACATCACCTGTCTGAATCGCGGTTACACAGGACATGCCAAATTCCTCGCACATATTTTTCAATCTTTTTCCACACTCTTGAAACTTATATTTTGGTCGGGGGTCATTATCAAAACTCGGTATACCCGTTCTTATCAGATTAAATGAATCTATGATTAAAATCCTGGGAAACTTACCCACTAATTTCTTATATTCGAGGCATATCGTCCTCACATCAAGAATGGTCGCATCACCAAATTTCTTGAAACTGTAAATTTTAATATCATTCGCATAGGATTCTATATCCTTCAATGTCTTATGTAAATCATCAAGCTCATCCTGGGTGAAATTATCCTCCTTCAAATCGGTATACGTCTTAAAGGTCCACATCTGGGAATATTTCATATGTATTTTCTCTTTCGCCTCCTCACATTGGATATGAAGAACGTCTGCCCCGGTAAGCGCGGATGTTAACCCCCTCCATCGTAACACTGTCGAATTATGTGTGGGTACGAAATCCTCTACCATGAATAACTTATCCGGCGATGACACCGTTATACATTGCATCCCCGCGTTTTCAACTTTTTTGATGGATTTAATCGCACGGTAACAACAGTGCAATTTTTGAGGACGTGAAGCTAGATCGGCTTTCCTTTTTAGATGGAACAAGGACATCCCTTTCGGTTCCACTATCACCATCCTGTAATGATCACGTGTTTGGACTCTCCTACCGTTATCCGTGTAGAAGGAAGGTTTTCGTCTCATTACGCGACACAAACATCCCAGGGATTGGGCAACAAATCTCACATCGTCCATTAACCTCTTTGAAATGGAACCCATTTCAATTAACCCATTCTTATTGACATAACCATCGGTATCCAGTATTCCCCTTAAAATTTCAAGACGTGTTTCCCTATCATTGAATTTATAATCATCGGGTATAAACTTATCGATGGCGGTGTGATTGAATAATCCGTATTTTTCAAGATAATACCTCATCGAATGTTCGCTACCGTTCGTTCTTATGCCGTAAAAAAATCTGTTGACATATCTCGCTTCAATTTTTTCAGGAAATTTCAACCGGTTGACTATCTCGATATCATCATCGGCTATCGTGATACCCATGGTGCCCTCGGTACACGATCCATCACCCAACATCACCCCTAATGTGTACGGATCTATAAGCACATCCTTCTTCACGAAACCAGCATCCTCTTGCAAGGGTAATCTCCATCTCGGTCGAGATTTCGTTCCGTAATACTTCTTTCCATTTTTATAATAAACCTGTCCACCGTGAGTGCCACATCTTAAAAGACCCTTTTTCATTATCTCCCCCAAAGTTAATGTGACGACACGATCTTCGTGATACCTATCAAGCACGGTCCATAAATGATCCCTGTCACATCTTACCACCGAACCGTCAGTGAAAGTGACCTCGTAACAGTTCCTTACCCCTTGCGGGTACACACCAGTGATGATTTGCGGTTCCCCATGAATCGTGGAAATAATATCACCCACTTTCACATCACCCATTCTCATATACCCGTCCGGCGTGATGATTCTCGTATCCAATGTAAGAGCTTTCCCCACCCCGGATCTGGCCAACCATAACTCAGTGTCGCCCACATCAATTCCCCCGTATTTATCATCAAGTGCGTCTATTCCGAATGCAACAGGAGGTTGCTGTTCCGTTTTTTCGGCCCAATCTTTCCGGCATTTATCAAAATCGCTAAACACCCCTAAAAACATCTCCGACTGAGCCCTTAATGAAAATTCCAAAATCCTCGTACTTTCCTCCTTGCTTAACCTCATCGCCTCTTCTTTTTTTCCTTCACCATAAAGATCAACGATGGCCTTGTTAAGGAGAAGAAATTCACTGTCACGAATATAGCTTTCAAGTTGATTTAAAAGGACTTCGTCATCAACAATTTGAGATTCCTTTATCTGATCAACCGCGAGTTGAACAGACTCTATGTCACTATATTTTTGAGAGATAACCCCCAGTGAAGGTATTTTATCATATTGGTGAAACTGTTCTTTCGCATCCTTCAAAATAAATTTATACCCCACTTCCTCTTTAGGAATAAATTTAAAATCAAGGTGTCTGTCAACAATAAACATCATTTCCTTGCTTAGAAACATTTTCCGAAACAGTTCACCTAAAAAATTTGCGTTTATTTTTTCCATATCAATCCAAATCAACAAAATCAATCATTGCCTGTACGTTGTTTTCCCTCAAATCTTGTATTGCCATGAACGATGACATGCATATATCATCATGTCCACAAACTGATTCAAGAGTCCCTTTCTTTGAGTTAAACGCGATTGAATTAAATTCACCAAACATCGTATCAACCAACTTTCGTGTGTTTTCATCTCCGTAAGGCACCCTCAAACGTGCACTTTCAAAAAACGCTGATAGTGAGGGTAGACCTGATTTCAGATCTTTTTTATTCCCTTCAGTTGTGATAAATTCCTCGACATTAACCAACCCCCTCTCTTTCGCCATACCCGCAAGAATTCTTTGAAATCCATTCGATTCACACACGGATTTGTTCGGCTTATATCTCGCGTTAAATTCAATAAGTTTATTCACCTGAAGATCATGGCTCGCACCCTGCTCCCTGAATATATTTATAAGATATATCAATCCGTGTGCATCCATACCCCATACAGTGTATACTGTGTAATCGGCACCCACATTACCCGATATCGCAAAATCACACCCCACGACAACTCTGACTAACTTTATGGGGTAACTTTCTATATCATTTGCGAAACTGATATGTTCCATCCCACGTATCGATCGTTTCAGAAATTCATACGGGAAAATCGTTGACGTATCCGCGATCGGCACAACTAGATATTCTCGGTTGAAAACTAACGTTCCAAGTGATTTCCGTTCCTCCGTTAACCTTTTAAACGTAAGACGATCAGGTGCTAACAGTTGACCATTTGGGAAAACCGCCGGGTATTCAAATACCTTGAATCGGCCATCTTTTTTTAAATCCCCGTAAATATCCGTTGCCGAATATGGTGTGTTATGTGATATTATCCCATTCGAAATAAACCGATGAGAAATTGGGATTCTGAAATCAACAGTGTAGGACTCACTCTCAATTATCAATTTTATCGGTGCGAAATGATACCTCAAATTTATATTGCCCAAAATAATCTGAACATCAGGATCATTTTGGGGTAAAGATAAAATCCATTTTTTTATCGGCCCGTTCATTCTTTTAAAAGAATGAACTTTCGTATAAAAATCCCCCGATCTCATACCGTAAAATTTCATCTTATCATTACCCAACGGATATTTTGAGCGAATCTTCCTTAATATCACTGATTGAAACGGTATTCCTTTATCAACACAGGAGGATTCTTTCTTGGTTTCTCGCGGAACCTTCCCTTTTCCTGAATAAGTGAACCCGATTTTCTCCATGAATAGTTTCACGCTCGAATTTTTGCTTATAACCAAATTATATCCTGTTCTATTTGATTTAACCAATTCAGTTGATTGGCATTTTTTCTTTTCAATACGTGAATCGATCCCCATGTTAAGAAGAAGTATTTGAATCTGCTGGATTAAACGAAAGCTCGTTGAAAAATAACTTACATTTATTCCTTTATCTGAACGATGTCTGTGATAGCAACACCCATCGCCATCAAAACACCCTCGAAGAAACCATATAACATCCTCCTCGGACGCACTCATGATTTTATCAGGAATTGTCTTGGTATGCGAATACATCCCCTTTCGATACCCTAAACTCAACCACATGGAGATTTTCTCCTTACTATTAAAAAACATCCCTATGTGATTTTTCTTAGGGTGATACCCTCTCTCATTAATCAGAAAATTTCTTATGCCGGGATTCTTTTTTGTTATTATAACCCTATTTCCATAACCGCTTAAATCCAACGTACCGTCCGCTATACAAAGTCCAATTTCATAAAGCTCCTCCCCTTCTATACCAAGAGAACGACCCCAAATATTTGACCCCATCTTAAACGCGACAAAATCTCCTTCATACAAATCTTTCGCGTTAACCCATTCGAATAAGCCCGTTTCCGAATTACATCTAAGTAAAGGATGAATGAAACTTGTTTCAATCTCCAATCCGTTTGAAAGGGTTATGATTTTTGTGGGGTTTTTTCCGTTTACGTAATAGTCTGTCGCGTTAACAAATCCCTCACCATCATGAATGTTCATATCAAGAGGGAAAAACCCCTTCTCTCTTTCAATATTAACAGGAGATAATTTGCCAATTTCAGTTAAACCGTTTTCGGTAAACACGTACGTATCTGGTCTCACACAACCGAGTACACATAAATAACCGAAAGGCTCGACGATCGGTGTGATTGATCCATAAAAGACTTCATGTAACTTCTCTCTTTGCTCTTGTGAATAAAGGGAACTTTCATCAGGTAAATCGTCACACACCACCGCCCCAACATGAAGACCACGAATCATTGAATCCTTCGATCTTAAATGTAGGATCGAGTCGGTTTCAGTTGTGATTGACGTTGCGGCTAACTTAGCTTTTCCGTTGCGATTCAATTTCTCCCGAAGAATATCATTTTGCTCTATCTCGGAAATAATCATCGCGATGTGTTTCTTGCCGAGTGTTTCATTATTCGTAATCATACACGTTTCCTTACGATTCTTATTGTCGATACTATCCCTAAGAAACGTGGTTGGTCGGTCATAAGAATATAACCTCCATAAAATGAATGCAAAACACCCCTCGTAACTATTATGTACAACAGTCCCATCTTTCAAGAGAAAAAGGTGATCTCCGTCACAAGAAAAACCAACATAATCGCCATCACCGATACATTCAACCTTGAGAGAGGTTGATAAATTATCCTGCACCGTGATTTTTGAAGGTATCTTCTTTCTTTCTATTTTCACAGGAATTTCATCAACATCTCCCGAAATTGTTATCCTGTAATGAGTATAATCATGAAGGATGTTTTCACCCTTTAATGTTTTCACCTTTACATCTGCCGTCCGAGTTATAATCGAATTACATCTGAATCCCAATGATTGAGCAAGTCTTTGCGTTTGCTCTATTAAATTCCTGTCCTTAAATCCAATTTCAAAAGCATATTTACTTCGAGGATTTCCTTTTTTATACTGGGATGAACCGTCAGTATCAATTAACCCGGCTAAAAGTTTCAACCGTTGTTCCCTTGATCCAAGAAGATAAATTTCAGGTATATGCTTATTACCAAGAACCCCTAAATCTTTAAGAGCGGTTTTTAGGCGGTTTTTGAATAACCTTTCTTTTTCAATAATTCGATATGAATATTTATTTGAATTATGTTTTGACAAAATAAAACCGTTTTTCTCACAAAATTCATTTAAATATTCAATTATTTCATGATCAATAGTTGTCACTACGGGTTCCGTGTATAAACCATCACCCAACCACAACCCCAATAAATACGGATCAACAGGAAGGTCTTTTTCAGGAAGGTCCCACCCCTTCGTTCTATACCCCATTATTTTTCTCTGAGTGTACCCTGGCATAGAGGGGATCTCCTCAACGGGAATATTAAAGGTTTTCCAGCGCATATCTTTCCCAATACGTTTTTCATATCGAGATGGAACCTTCTTTTTGCAACAAACAATATGACCCTCGTTTACAACGTAATCAATACCCCATGTTTGTTTCACTTTCCACATTCTCGACCTACCTTTGTGTAAAGATAAAACGGTTCTTGGTTTTGAATCGGGTCCCATAACTTGATCTCCGATCGAAACATCCTTTATCTTGCGAATCGTTCCATCAGCCATCACTATTTCTGTCTCAGGAGATAAACACTTTCCCGATGAGCGGCTCGCTAAAATGCAGTTATACAAATATAACTGGAATAGGTTACCCCATTCAAGGTTTCTCCATCCCTGTCGAAACGTTGGAAGACAAACAGTTTTAAAATAATTATAACTCTGCTTACGTAGCGAGAGGTCCATGCTCTTCTCCACGTTGGCGAGATATTCCAGTTTTTCCATGTCAAGAGTTCTATCCATGTGGGTAACGATGCATGTTTGTTCTCTCATCACGGATAGAAGCCGATCCAAATCATTTTCATAACCTGAAAGTAACTCTTGGATCGCCTTCGGTGGTAAACTCGATATTATCTCCCTGACGTAGTTATCTATATAGCTTTCCTGTACGGGAGATAATAACATCATGATGGTATCTGAAATTTAAATTGTTCCCTGAAAGATCCCTCACCGTTTGATTGGGATGCCACACCTTCTCCTCTCAATTTTTTGATATACGTGATAAAAAGCTGTGCGTTCGATCTTGTATCATAGATCGCCCTGTGAGCTCCCACCAAGGCTATATCGTTATTACTACAACATGTCGCAAGCTTATAATCCTGCTGTTCAAGAGATGAATAATAAGCTAGTTTCTGTGTGTCTTCAACCCATTTCACATATTTCCATACATCATCACCGTAATATTTAAATAATTCGATCGTGAAAGGGTGGTCAAACCCTGTGAAATTATGTCCACATACAATCGCTCCCTGACGCGGATTCTTATATTTCACATATAGATCTTTTATCTCCTTGTAAATGATTTTCGGATCCTTTCCTTGTTCCTCCAACATATCCAGTGTGAGACCGTTCACCTCCAGCGCTTTAGGTGCGTAGACGAGACCATCTTTGTAATGAGGCTTAAATAATGATTGGTACTCTTCAATCACCTCCAACTTTTCCATATCAACGACAACGCACGCCACCTCGCATAACGCTATATCAATGAACGGTTGATGGTCTTTATCGGGTAATCCCCCGGTCTCATAATCTTGAACGATTACATATTTTACACTACTTTTCGCCATTTTCTTTCAATAAATTATACGTTTTTATTCTTGGATCTTTTTTTGAGATCACCTTTTCAATCTTATTTCCTCCCAAATACTTAGGTAGGCGACCCCTGTTGCAATACGCTTTCACATCGTGAATAGTGAATTCCTTCGCTACACCCGACCCTTCCGTGGAAACGGGGGTTTTCATTTTATTCTCATTTAACCAATCTCTCAATGTTGAAAGAGTAACCCCCTCCAAAACAAACTTATTATCCATTCTTTCTTCTTACTATTAAATCAAAATCATCATCACGGTCGTGTTCATCCGTATACGATAATACGGTGTTGTAAATTAACGGTCGACTCGTGACGTCTAAACTCCCTCCGTTCAACAATATGGCCGGATTCCCATTTTCATCCTCGGTTTTCTCCCACGAGAAAATCTCAGATACCTTGATACAGGTATAATTAAAATCTCTAAACAAAAGAGCGGTCCCTTTAGTTGACACTGAAACCCCACCCACTAATTTTTTAGTGGGTATGTTTAACGATAACCTCGTTAATTTCTCTTCAATATCCTTATCACTCACTGCCTTGTACTTCTCAAAAACACGAGAAACTTCTTCTTTCCCACATTTTTTAAGAATTTCCAACAATAAGGTGATTATTCTGATATCGCCATTGGATATCGGATTGATATATCGATCACCGAACACTTCGCGGTGGAGATCCGTCATATTCTTGATAACTTCCTCATTCATGATGTAAAAATACGATTTTAAATTCAATAAACAAAGTTTATTCCTTTTTTCTTTTCAAAAAAGCCTCGCGTGATCTGAAATCATGGGTGTAATGACAATCAATGCACCATAACTTGATATTATCCTCGTTCAATCTTTCCTCCGTGTGAGCACCCTTACCCTTCACATGTGCAAAAAATTGTACTCGAGGTTCTTCTCCCAGATAACAGCCACAATGTTCGCAATAATGAGGCCTCAATTTCCATATTTTAAGAAACAAATCCTTCTCACCCGTTGCCTTACGAGGTTTTCGTTTTATGGGGGCGGGTTTCAACCGTCCGGGTGTGAATGATGATGGCGCGCTCACGCGGCCTAATCTCTCCCTGTTACAATAATCGCATAACCCGTACTTCTTATTCACTATATAGGTCTCCCTCCCGCATTTATGACAAACACCTCTACTCTTTAGCATATATTTCGTTCCAATTACAGGTTGTGATTGGTAATCCCTCACTAATCATTCCACCAAAAGTAATTTCAATCTGATTTAATATATACTCCTCCATGTTAACAACAATGTTTTTTATATTTACAATTCTTGCAAAACGGACTTGTCTCATCGTAAAGAACACCTCCGAAATCCAAACAATTCAAATACCCCCGTGATGTGTTCCAATACATTTTACGCTGTTTGTTTTTATAATCCTCCGACAGCTTCAACGAATAACTTTCTCTGAGAGGGTTTTTTATCGTTTTAGACTCCTTGTATTGTTGGAGGTAATATATTTGCTCCTCCGTCCTTTCATTATAGCGTAAATACATTTTTTCACTATAAATCCAATTCAATTCAATGTGACGTCGCGTTAGGAGACCATCATAACACCAAAAAGCGTACACGGAGTAATTCCATATAAAACTATCGCCACTACTAACCGGTATCAACTTCGTGAACCTCGCGAGCATTTTTAGATTTCGCGAAGTTCTGGGTAAATGATATTCGGGTTGTAGGTACTTTCTTTGGTATAAATACTCAAAAACGCGAATTATCTTATATACAGGAACCATCACCTATTTTTTGAACCGACCTAATTCGGCTCTCAGAGATTCAATGTTCGTACAAGGATCGCTAGATTCAAGACCCCTCACTTCCAAATAAGCCGCGTATGCTTCAGGAAAATTATCTTTCAATGAATTTTCGGTTGTTATCCCTGATAGCGCGCAATCGATCTGATTTTTTAAGCTAAAAATCTTGCAGGTTAACCGGGCCCATATTAAAACGAGCTCGAACACTTTGTTTAATACAATCTCATCTTCAGCTATAAGCTCGAGGATATTTGCTTTTGATTTTCTCTCAAAATCATACCCGTATGGTATATCAGAAAAGTCAATCGATTCGACATACAGCCCCTCGATTTTTTTACGTTCAGGTAATCTCGACCAATCACCTTTAATATTGAAAAAATCACGAGGACCGTACCATTCCGACTCTTTCTGAATTAAACCGGGATATTTTTCATGAAACTTAATCACCTCGTCAGGAACTTTACCTTGTATAAAAGACGAAATCTCATCCTTTATGTTTTTACGAACTTCGTTCACTTCTTTCCAAGTCGGTGCGAGAAGTTTGTTCCTGATAGCCTCTCTCTCGGCATTATTTAATCTTTTCACTGCCATAATTAATTGGTATTAATATTAATTTTAACAGGATAAAGATACACAATGTTTATCTATTTGCCAACAATAAAAGGAGGAATTTTCCTCCTTTTATATCTTTTAATTCCACTCAACATTTAACTGCCAACTCTCATCCGTTTCCTTCTTCACACTCTCAAACCAATACAATTTATTCTCCATCGGTTTTGCCACATCCCTATAATCTTTCATCACATTATCGGTATCTATCTGCCTGCACACCCATATACCGATAGATCCATTGGGAGGTATCGCCCCTATATTAAGTTTATTCTCGGAATCAGTCGTTTGAAAATCTCCGACAAAAGGTTTTGAATAGATATCCGGGATTCTTTCCATGACGGGTCTCCCCTCCTTATCAACATTCATGGCAACGGGGGCGATCAGGAGAGTTCCTTGATTTAATTCACCCGCTGTTGTCATATATAATGTCACATCCGTCGCCTCCTGATCCGAATCATTAACGAGGACGAGGGCCCGGTATTCAGTTTTAGCTTTCGATGCCCCATACACGGAGATTTCACCGAATAAATTATCAAACTCATCATTTCTCACGGTTAACTCTGATATATAACCGCCGATCGATCCACTCGGTCTATTAGGCCCTTGACCCGAATTCAAACTCGTTGTATAACACAATTTCATTTTTCTTCTCTTAAATGGTCCAATACTTACGTAACGTATCCTGATCACTAACCGTGATCACTCCGTTATTATTAACAACTTTTGCTAAAAGGAATTCGATATCCTGAACATACGCCGGAGGGCCGCCATTAACCGATTCAGTCAATAACTTCGACGCGTTATATCTATCATATGAATACAACCCCTCTTTCTGCTCGTCCGAGAAATTAGTACCGATGGGTAATGTACCGAGAACAACCATTTTTAGATTCTGCTCGGCAACCAAACTATTATATGAATTAATAATCGCGGAAGTTCCGTTCACGACATCAACAACTTCGTATATGCCGTTATTCAAAGGATCTGACCCGTCTTCTTTCTCAAACTTAATACTGATCGGTGCCTGACTCCCTTGCCCCCTTAGAACGTTTAAGAAATCAGTGTTTAACCCGTTCAAATTTCCGTTCACATCGACCGATACGTACCCATCCTCCCAGTGAACGATATCATACGCTAGAAAGACATAATAAGGTATCCCGTTATTGGGAACTTCTAGATATCGTATTTCGGGTACTGTGATTAACTGTTTGTTCTTCGTAACGATATACCCCGGGGCTATTTTAATCGTGCCGGGATTCGAATCAGCTGTCACTCTTAGCTCTGTCGAACTCGATCCCCCCGCTGATGATACTATCCCCCATGATTTCGTTATCCCCATCAACAGGGTCTTGCAGAAACCCAGTTCGGAGAGAAACTCCTGACTTTTTTGTAGCTCCTCCTTTGAAAGAAACGTTCTTCTGTTATAATTTAATTTACTCATATATTATTTCGTTTTTTAATCAACCAAAATTAAATTCCAACCCTTTGCAAGTACATCAGCTCTCTTTGAACCCCCTTCCCTCAGATAAATATCATCATTTGAATAATAATACTTACCGCCAGTTGTCGAGTTTAAATAATTCAGGAAGGCATTATAATTACCGGTATACTGGGTAACAATATAAGAATTCTCCGCGTGAATTTCCTTGTATGAAGGTGTCTCTGATGAAACCACCATATCAGTAACGGATGAACATCCTGCAAAATTCAAATATTCTATTTTTGTCGAGGAGAAAACTTCCACTCTCTCCAATTGTTTACAATTCTCGACAGACATCCATCTTAAATTAGCACAGTATTTTACCGTACCGCCACTAGATTTTTGAACCTCCGTTCGAATCGCGGTTGAGCCACTAATATCAATCACTTCGAGCCCCTCCATGAAATATAACGGGAGTATCCCATCGTATACATCCGAAGGCTTAAATTGTGTTAGGTTTCTCAAATACAATTCCTTCATTTTACTTGATTGCAGCATGGATGCGTAAACCCATGGCTCCAGTATATTCGTTGAATCAGATAAATCAAGATACTCAAGATTTGTACTAGTCAGAATAATCAGACGCATTAATGATTTATTCTTACTCAAATCCAATTTAACAAGAGATGGCGTTACAACACCGAACTCTGTTATCGATGTGTTTGATGATAGCCAGACTTGAACCTTCGTGATCGCATCCCACCAACCCTCGTTATCGAAAACAAGATCCGGGTTATCATTCAGATTAACACTTATCAAATTTGAATTATTCGCTAAATCGATAAATTTCAACTGATTATTGCTCGCATTGAAATCCTCTAGCTTATTACCCGCTGCCAACGCTTTTCCAAATGTTATCGAAGGTTGACCTGATGATTGATTTTTTCCCAGTTGATTATACGAGCAATTGAATTTTCTCACATAATCGATTGTAGATAAATCCAACGTTGTTAATTCGTTGTATGAACAATTAACAAGTTCAAGTTTAGGAAAACGGAGCGCACCGACATTTTTATAGTAATTGATCAGCAATTGAACATCACTATCGGAAAAGTATCTATCAGTTATGATAACATCCTGCGCTCTTCCTTTAAACAACTTCCACCCTGATTGATATCCCCGGCCGAATGATATATGCTCGGTTCCGGTAAATCCAAGTAATCCATCATACGATAACGTGTCGCCTCCGGGTGTTGTTGATGCCGTGTATTTAACACCGTCAACATATATCTCGGTTAACCATGGGCCACCATTCCACTTAAATCTGAACATGACATGTTGCCATCGATTAGGAGTTAGCTGGATCGCTTGACAGGTTTGACGCCCCGATCTCGTATAAAGGTCGACCGTTAATTTATTTTGGAACGTATTTTGCCCCCATCCAATCGCCCATCCAAATTGTCCTGTATTTAACCCGAAAAACACACCACCACATAACCCCTGATAAGAAGTGACATCAGTTGGATAAATCATGAAACTACCCGAAACTTCTGACGTTACATTCGAACTCATTGTTAAAGGTAACTCAGCGTAAGTGCTTCCCATTTGGAGAGCGGATCTACCTTCTTCGTAACCTTCGACATAGCGCGGTTGCCCGACAATTGATGAAAATTCGAGTAAACTCTTATTCATTTTATTCATGTTTCCGTTAAGCAGATACGCTATGTGGATCGAGGTGGTCATTGAATTAACCACATCCTCGACATTCTCTGCCGTTGAACCACCCTCCGGCGTGAATGTTAGATTGGTGAGATTGTTATTATCGCAATTCAATGTCGTTAAATTCACCGTGTTCGTTAAATTCAATGTAGTCAGTAGGTTTTCACTGATATTTAATACCTGCAATGACTCACCTATTGCGTTTGGATCAAACGAGGTCAACAAGTTCTGATTCAGGTTCAAATTCACAATATTTTTACATCCCGTATAATTAAATGTGTGAATTTGATTGTTATATAGATAAACAAATTTCAACGCGTTATCCGTCGATATATTAACCGTCTCCAGAGCATTATTATACCCGTTTAAAGTTTCAAGTACAGGGTTGTTTGAAACATCCAGTGTTTCCATCAACGCATTATTCGTCGCGGTTGCCGTTTTTAAAACGGGGCAATCATGTAACTCGACAAATTTAAGTTGGGGTTTATTGCTGATGGTAAACTGGGTGAAGTTATTATAACTAGCATCGACATTAACGAGATTATTACTTGTCACAATACTTGCGGCCGAACTATCCGTCAATAAATTATGTGAACAGTTCAATCCCCGTACGCCGGGGTGGGAACTGAGGTTAAGTGATGTTAATTGATTATTATCAACATCAACATTCTTCAACTCAGTGTTATTCGTTAATGTTATCGATGTCAATTGATTGTTGGATAAACTCAAATTCGCAAGTTTCGTGCAATACGGGGCTGAGAACGTTGTTAACTTATTGTTATCCATCGACAGAGTGGCAAGGTTACTGTTTGTACTTAAATCGATCATAGTTGAAATCGATGTATTATCAGTCCTTAAACTCTGCAATTTACTATCATTCAAAACATTCACGTTCGTCAAAACCGGGTTATCGCCACAATCAGCCGTTAATAAACTACCACACCCGGATATATCAACAGAAGGTAATTTCGAATTGTCGGTCACTTTCGCAGTTGTCATCGCGGGACACTTACTCGCAGTCAACGTCGTTAGAAGACTCACCCCGGTGACTGTTAACGAGGTCATCGCGGGCATATCCGCTATCAACAGGGTAACGAGTTTCGGGTAACCCGCCCCCGTGAAATTACCCGTAGAAAGGTTGTTCTTTCCTATATTCAAATCGACTAGGATGTTCGATGATGGAACCGCGAACGCGGTTAGCTTATTGTTGTACGCCGTAATCGATTTCAAACTCGTTGCGTTACCTAGATTCAAAGATGTCAGTTGATTATTATCAATATTCATATTGATAAGAGCGACATTCGACGAAACGTTGAGAGAGGTTAGCTTGTTATCGTTCAAAAGTAAATTTTTTAACGATACGAGGTTACTCAAATCAAGCGACGAGAAGTTATTTCTTCCCAAATCCAAGTAATTCACATTCGGATTCGCAGTTAGAGATAGATTGGATAATTTGTTGTTCTTCAATGAAATCGATGTCACCTTTGTTAACGATGATATATCTATCTGGGTTAACAAATTATTGTCCATGTTAAGAACATCGATATTCGGCATATTGGTAAAGCTCGCCGATATAATTTCGTTATCGGGTACGTTCAATGTCGTTATGTCCCCGTCATTGATCACGATAACGTGTTGGGCCTGATTATCAGTATACCGATGTGTTAGAACGTCGGTTGTCGTCACACCATCCCCCCAATCAACAACCAGCTTCCCATCATACTGGGTTCCCTCGAAAGAAAACGCACGTTTTGACGTGACAAAATTCATCAATGATTTTTTGAACACGACGTTCGCCACTATATTTTTACTCATCGAAACGAGATATTGATTCGAAACTGGTTTCATCTCCCCGTCTATCTCGACCGAATCTATCTGATAACCAACACTAGGCGTGATTCTGATAGTCGCGATATCCCCGGCCCTGTACGTCCCGGCACCCACAACAACTCCCCCGGCTGTTGGAACCCAGTTAACTGTGAGAACGAAGAACATAATATCAACACCTGTTAAATAAGTTGGTAACAGAACGTTATTCTTGTAACTTAAAAGGTGTTGCTCCGTGAAGTTCTTAATATATGATTCCTCTCTCCCGGAATTATTATAAAAGTAGGTGGCAATCGGTAGTATCGAACTCAAGTATCCCCGCTCGATCGATAATTGTAGCGGTTTTACCTTGATATCTCGTATTAGAAGCTCTTTATCACCACTCTGATATGTTTGTGTTATAACTGGTGTGAAGTATCGCATATCCTTGTGGGATAACAAGGGTGTCCCGTTTAGGAAGTTAAGTCTCACATTCGGGTTCGGATATTCATCCGCTCTTAATATAACCGCACGGAACCAATATTCAACACCGATCTGATTTATCACCCGTGGTGTATCCTTGTCGTAAAATGAATTCTGAGGCTGCCCGGTCTGAGCGTTGGAAAAATCCAAAGGTGAGAGATTTTTATCGTAACCCTTCACACCGAAATTCAAATGATCGGGTGCGGTTACCTCACCGGAAATGGCGATGACCCTGAAATAAATCTCATAGGGTATGGAAGGTGATATCTTCAATAGCTGTTCCTTCAGTCCGAGAACTTGGTTTTCGAGAAAAATCTCGTCGCCATTCTCCTGTAATATGGGTTGTCTCGTTTCAAGTAATAAATTACCATCCGATACATCGATACCGTTAATCCCCGCTGTCTTTGCGAATCTCAACCATTCATAAAGACCGTACTGGAAGACATCAACCGAACCGATAATAGGATATTTCGATATATCCTTAATCGATTCGGTGTACTCATATGCCTTCATCGCGTTAACAATCTGCTCTGTTCCGATCCACATGGGCGAAGAGAAATCACAACACCAACCCAGATCTTGTCTCACCAAGTTAAAAAACATGAATTCCTCTTCCGGGTTATAATTAATCAGTCTCAAAAATTCTCCATTCACCGTCCCTTCCGTGTCTATAATATTACGAGTTCCCCTTTTTCGAAATTCATCTATGTAATGCGAGAAGAGATAATTTCTCTGTAATTGGGTTTCTTCCCCGGAAAGCGCCAACCCCCTCCCTTCCAGAAATAGATTGAACGGAATGTTGTTTCCCGGTATATCCTCAAACTGTCGTGCCATATAAACGATCAGGGCGAAAAAATGGGTTATCGATAACCAGTAATCGATAAAATCCTTGCTATTCTCCGTGTAATCTCTTTGCACGTATTTAGGAAGTATCCCCAATTCATATAATTTTTCGAGCACGTTAAACGCCCAGCCCAGAACATTGATATCATTAACATCGAAAAATTGCTTGAAATCTGTTTTCGAATATATCGTATCATCACCTTGACGAACCTCACCTTCAAGCTGAACCCAGTTAAAGTAGAGCTCTCCGTTCTGTCCTTCATGTTCATATGTATATTCGAATAAAAATGATTCCTTTTCCTTGATCGGAACGTTCTGCAAGTTCGCGGCTGTCAAATTTTGCCAATCACTCCAATTCGTCCCTATATCTTTTGAATAGCGGAACTTCTTCTGATAATACATATCGGTCGTTTCGCCGGATGTGTTATCTATGAAACCGTATAACAAAACTAAACCCAAAACGGGTACATCGGTGCTGATATGAAGCACATCGCCATTCTCCGTTGTTTTATTCTCAATGATCATAAATACCTTCGTTTATTCCGTAAAGATAAAAAAAATAATCCTTTAAACAAAGGATTATTCATCTTGTGTATCTATCTTGTTAATAAACAGAATTAACCTGTTTTCGTTACGATAAACTTTTGGGTGACTCCCTGAAATGTAAATTCAAAAACTATATCGCCTTTCGGGAGAACACCATTATTAACCGGTAGATACGCCCCACTACCATCGAGATTATTCTTGATCGTCTTCATCGACCCAGTTATATTGTACGGGAATGTAATTCCACTGATGGTTGCAGTTGCCTTGAGTGAGTACCCACCCAGTGAACCCTTCACGCCAACATCAGGAGACATTAACCGGCTAAAATAAATCTCCATCTTTAGTATTTAAAATTATAGAAGCTCCAAAAGGCAATTCTTTATTTCTTAGAACTGCCTTAGCTTCTTCTTTTGTATTATATATTACCATCACTTAAATTTTGTTTTAATTGATCCTAACTTCTAGTAAAAGGTCCTATTGCTATATAATGAAAAACTCTACTACTTCCATCTCCATTAATTATTGTAAATCCAGAACTTGTATAGTCAGTAAATCCCCAGTTTTCTTGATTACCAGTAGTAGTATTATCCCAGGATCCAGTCACTGACCAGACAGTATTAGTAAATGAAACTGGAAAATTTACTGCTCTTGTTGAATTTCCTTGAACTGTGAAATATCCCCATTGTATCATTATATCTCCAATTCTTTGGTATCCATCTGAATTATGATATTGTGTATTAGAGCCTAATAAATAATATCTATTTCCAGAAGCTCCATAGAAAGGTTTTCCAGTATTTTCTATTGCTAAAAATTTTCCTGATGCAACTGAATATAAAAACATTCCTGCTTCAGAATCATATCCTATTGATCCTCTAGGAGTTGTACTTGTCCCATCAGTATTAGAATCATCAAAGTACATCTCTATAGTCCTTCTAGTACCTGTAGAAACTCCTGTTCTTTGTAGTCTTAATAAAACTTGGTCACTATTTCTTATATATCCTCCTGTAGTTGGTACAAATTTATCTAATATACTATCTGAAGTTAGAAATCCTTGTCCATTTACCCATTCTTGTGTAGTATAACCACTATCATTAGTTAATCTACTAATATTATCATTAGCTTTTACATAAGAACTGGCTGCTGTACCTCCTAATTGAGTGGCATTTGTTGCAGTGGCAGCATTACCAGTAATAGAAACTCCTAAAGTAGTAGAACATTGAGTGATTGTTCCTGCATTCATGTATACTGGAACTGTAGCAGAACCTACTGTTGCAGAACATGCTGTTGGTGTTCCAGAACTTAAATATATAGGTTTAGCTGATCCTCCTATTGTAGTAGAGCCTAATTTAGATGCTGCAGAGGCTGTTGATGCATTCCCAGAGATATTGATATCCCAAGTCCCACTAGCACCTGTTCCTGTTTTAGTAGGGAATTGTCCTGATGCCCATATTTGAGTTGCTACTAAGTTATCATTCATATATAAATTACCCCAATAAGCATTAGCCCAGGTAGTAGGTGATCCAGCTCTCCAATACCAAGTAGAAGGAGAAATGGTATCAGTACCATTTCTATAATTTACATTAATTGCAGAAGTTTCCTCCTTTAAAGAACCTATATAAATTTCATTTCCTCTAGTTTTAATAGCAGGATAACCATTAGTAACACTATACAATGCTAAAGAAGCAAATTGACCAATAGCCCAACTCTGTGTAGTATAACCACTATCATTAGTTAATCTACTAATATTATCATTAGCTTTTACATAAGAACTGGCTGCTGTACCTCCTAATTG